TGCCCTACCCTAAGAGCCAATAAAACAAGTAGCGGAGTGATTGAAGTAATGGTAGATGTAAATGTAATAGGCTCTCTTGAATCAAAATTTGAGAGTACCAACAGAATTTATGATGTGGGGGGGGTGCAGTCCAACATTGAGTACAATGCAAGGCGGTAATCAAGAGCCAAAAATACTTGAAGCAAAGCAGTTAGGATTTATGGATAATGGTACAGGCAAACATCAATCAAACACAGTATATGATGAAAATGCACTTTGCCCTAATATCACAACAGTTGAGGGCGGTGGTACGCAACAGATTAAGGTGTGTGAAAGTCAGATAGTTGCTATGCGTGGCAGAAATCCCGATAATCCGTCAGATAGAACTGCGGGAAGTTTAACAGAGCAGAGATTAGAGGTGAATATGCAAGGCCTAAGTAATTGCTTAACGAGTGTGCAGAAAGATAATTTATTGCTTGAAAATAATATCCAAAAAGTCGGTCAAATATCAAGCAACGGTTCCCAATGTGGCACAGTTATTTCTGATAACGGCATATCGGCTAATCTCGTAGCCGGAACACACGGATATGTGAATAGCCATATTGCCACGCAATATCGTATTAGAAAACTAACCCCTAGAGAGTGCGGACGGCTGATGGGTGTATCTGATGAAGATATTGACAAAATGGCAGCAGTAAACAGCAATACACAACTATATAAGCAATTCGGCAACTCGATTGTGGCAGATGTTATGTGTGCTATGTTTAAAAATCTGAATATCAAGCAAGGAGATAGCAATGAAGCACTACAAACCAATTAAATGTGTAGTCTGTAGCAAGACGTTTACACCGACCGCAGCTAATCAAAATACGTGTTGTGAAGCACACCGACAGCAGAGAGCTACGGAATTAAGAAAAATCAGAGAAAAGAAAAGACTCAAAAGAAAGCCTGTTAAGAAAAACAAACTTGCGTAAATCTGCGAGATTGCTAAGAGTAAGGGCATGAGCTACGGACAATATATGGCAGAGCAGTATAAAAAGGAAGCGATGATAAAATGAACAGCAGAACTATAAGTGATATAGAGCCATTTGAAAGACAATGTGTATACGAGGACAACAAGCCGTGTAACAGCTCATGCCGATACTCAAATACTTGTATACACAGTACAAGCAAAACCGAAGAATAGGAGATAGGCTTATGAAGTTTTCAAAACTTACTAAGCCGGAACTTGAAGAAATTTTGAAAAATGCCAATTTTACCGATGAAGAAGCGGAAGTTTTTAAGTTGCTAGTTGCTGATAAAAGCCTTGAAGAGGTATCACAGAGACTATTAATTTCAAAAACGACCACTTCCCGGAGAGTGGCAACCATTAAGGAAAAGATAGAAAGGAGCCAGGCGATGATTAACAAAGTGCCAATATGGGAAAAAGTAACGCTGACGATTGATGAAGCTGCGGAATACAGCAATATCGGAATTAACAGAATCAATGATATGCTTAACAATCCCTCGTGTCCTTTTGTGCTCTTTGTCGGAAGAGGCAAGCGATTAGTTAAGCGCAAGGAGTTTGAAAAATACCTCGAAAAGGCAGATAGCATATAAATAGATATATTGAATTATAAGCCATTATGTAGTAATATAGAAATTATCATATAATGGCTTTTGATTTTGAAAGGAGCCATAAATCAGTATGGGAAAGGATTTGAGAGGAAAAGAGCTGGGAGTCGGAATAACCCAGCGCAAGGACGGACTCTATCAGGGCAGATATAAAGATAGGTTCGGCAAGAGCAAGACAATTTACAACAGCAAGTTGCCGGAACTGCGGAAAGAACTTAGTAAAGCAGTGACCGACAATCAACAATTCACAAGTGTTAGGGACAGCATTACCCTTGATGCGTGGTTTGACAGGTGGATGAATGTATACAAGAAAAAGAGAGTGCGCCCCAATACCATTAGGGAGTACACGCATATATATAAGAAGAACATTTCACCATACTTAGGAAACCATGAAATAACATCTATTCGCAAGTCAGATGTGCAGTTACTTATCGACAAAGCTTCTGACGATAACTATAAGTATGAGAGACAGAGCAAAATCAAGGTTATTTTAAATGACATGTTCAGTAGAGCTATGGAAGATGACCTGATGATTAAGAATCCGGCGAAAGGTGTAAAGCTGAGAGCAGACAAAGAAGTTAATGCTTTTGCATTGACAGTAGAGCAACAGAACGAGTTTTTTGAAGCGTGCAAGGGTACATTTTACGACAACATGTATAATGTGGCAGTTAATACAGGCTTGCGCCCAGGAGAACTGTTTGCACTCACGATTGCAGATATACATATGGACGAGGGGTATATTGATGTTAATAAGACACTTGTGTATCAGAAATACCTTGAAGATAAAGGCAAGACATTTCATGTTGAGCCACCAAAAACCAAGCAGAGTCACAGACACGTACCAATTAACAGTGTGTGCAAGGAATATCTGACGAAACAATTTGAGCTTAAAAAGATAGTTTCAGCACGCAGACCCAAGGAGCAAAACGAATATTTGTTTGTTACAAGGTTTAACACACCAATTAATTCGGTTATATACAGCGACTCTATACGTTCAGTTGTAAGACGGATAAATGATACAAAGAGCAGTGACAATGAATTTCCATTTTTTAGCGGTCACACGTTTAGACATACGTTTGCGACAAGATGTTTTGAGTCAGGGATAGAGCCGAAAGTCGTTCAATCATATTTGGGTCATGCAACACTGAAAATGACAATGGACTTGTATACACATGTTACACCTGAAAAATCGTTTGCTGACATTGAAAAAATCGTTAGCACCGACAACAAAATCATAGAATATAGAAGAAAATGTGTGTAGTAAGTGTGTAGTAGTACACACTCTCAATTTACAGAATGTTGAAAAATCAACGCTCGTAGGGTATTTTTATACTAAAACTGGTAAAATTATTATGTATATCAAGGAGTGCCATACGATTTCGTAAATAACGGCGCAATCCTAGGAAAACAAAGGGTCTGCGGAGCTTTCGTAAAATCGTAAAAAATATAAAATTCTATGTATTTTAATGCATTTTAATGCGAAAAGTGTGTAGTAACTGTGTAGTAACCACCCCAAAAAGTGTGTAGTAAAAATTGTATATAGAAAAGCCATTATATGACACAAATATGAGAAGAACATGGAAATGCTCTTCTCTTTTTTTATGCCACAATTTAGTCATAAGGAGATGATGTTATGTTTGACGATGATGTGAGAGAAAAAATATTTGCTAAAAGTGAGTTACAAAAAATCGACCTAATGACATTATCCCTTGTCATTAAAGCGATAGAGGAAGTTTTGGAGGAAAACAAAGATGAACATGCCGTATCAGCAACCAATGATGAATTATACACCTAATTATGGAGCATATCAGTACAACCCAATGGCAAACTATCAGAGATACCAGCAGCCCGAGCCGACACAAGGAATAAGTGGCAGAGTAGTACAGGCAGTTGAGACTATCAATCCCAACGAGGTGCCAATGGATGGCAGTGTAGCATTTTTCCCAAAACAGGATTTAACAGAGATATACGCCAAGAGCTGGAATGCTGACGGAACAATACGCACATTGACTTTTAAACCGGCTCTAAATGGTAAGACAGACATTTTATCGGGTGACACGGAAAAACTTGAATTTGACCTATCAGAGAAAGCCACAGAGGGTATTATGGCAAAGCTCAACGAACTATCTGAGAAAATTGAGCAATTATCTTTAGGGGCGCAAAGAAAAACTCCACGAACACAAAGTAAGGAGAGTGAAAAAGCATGAATGTAATGGGAATAATGCAACAGATAATGAGCAATAATCGTGTAATGGGAAATCCAATGATTAAGAACGCAATGAGCATGGCTCAAAGCGGAAACAGCAAGGGAATTGAACAAATGGCAAGAAACCTATGCAAGGAAAAAGGCATTAATCCTGATGATGTAATGAAGCAGATTAAAGGTAATTTTGGAATATAGCATATGAGAGAACGTGCGCACGGCTCTTTATGAAATAAATTTTGGAGGTAAAACAGATGTTCAACACAGGAAATTGTCCAAGCGTACCTATCGTGGCGAATTTGGACGGAAACAACGGAAATAACTGGAATGACGGCTCATGGCTTTGGTTCCTTATCGTAGTATTTGCGATATTCGGAGGCTGGGGTAACGGCTTTGGTGGTTTCGGTGGCACTAATGGTGGTGTCGGAAGCGAAATTCAGAGAGGTTTTGACAATCAGGCGGTTATCAGCAAGTTAGATGGCATTTCCAACGGACTTTGTGACGGCTTTTATGCTATGAACAACAGTATGCTCACAGGCTTTAACGGCATAAACACAAACATTATGCAGACCGGCTACGGCATACAACAGGCGGTAAACGCTGATACAGTTGCTAATATGCAGAATACCAACGCTTTACAGTCACAGATTGCTAACTGTTGCTGCGAGACGAGAGAAGCCATCCAGGGTGTAAACTACAACATGGCAACTAACACTTGTGCTTTGCAGAACACAATGAACAATAATACAAGAGATATTATTGACAGCCAGCAGGCAGGAACAAGAGCCATTCTTGAATTCCTGACAAACGACAAGATTGCAACCTTACAGGCAGAGAACAATGATTTACGTAGAGCTGCTTCACAGGATAGACAGAACGCACTTCTGACTACTACAATGGCAGCGCAGACAAATCAGATTATTGATGCAGTAAGACCTACACCGGTGCCATCATTCCCGGCAAGCAACCTTTATGGATATGCTTATAACGGATGCGGATGTAATACAGGTTGCGGATGCTAAACAATTAAATAATTGAGTATCTTAATCGAGTTCTTTCGAGTTTCTTTCGAGTTTCCACTCGAAGAATTGAATACAAGATTATGTCTGCTAAGCAGTATTACTTATAACCCAAGGGCAGACTATAATGTTTGCCCTTATTTTGTGAAAGAGAGGATTTTATTATGGCTGAATTTTCAAATGTTGCAACACAGACAGTTGCAGTAAACGGAAATGTATTATTTACAGATGCGCCAACGTCTGTATGCAATAAAGGATATATTTCACACAGAACAGGGAGCGGATTAATTAACCTTAAAGGCGCTACCAACACTTGCAAAGCAAAGTACAGAATAGAATTTAACGGAAATATTGCAGTTCCTACAGGCGGAACCGCAGGAGCAATTTCATTAGCTATTGCTGTCGAGGGCGAGCCGGACTTATCTACACTGGCAATCTCTACACCAACAGCAGTTGAAGCATTTAACAATGTGTCTATGGCAACAGATGTATGGCTTCCTTGCGGATGCTGTCAGGCAATTTCTGTCAAGAATACATCTGCACAGGCTATCAGTGTTGCAAATGCTAACATCACAGTAAATCGAATTGGTTAGGGGGCGAGAGTATGCACGTTGAAAGAATACACAAAATGCAGGAGTGTCTTACAGAGAAAGCTGTCAACGAGCTTGAAAAGGGCGTTGAGAATGTTGACACTTCCGAGATGGGACAGGTCGTAGATATGATAAAAGACCTTGCAGAAGCTGAGTATCATTCAATAATTTCCAAGGCTATGAAAAAGGCTGATGAAGAGGAAGAAGAGTACGACAAAGAACTCCTAAGAAGCCTTAAGGCAGAATATGGCGAAGAAAGTGGTAGAAGATATTACGACCAATATCGCTATGCAAATGGCAGATTTGCCCCTAAAGGCCGTGGAACACGTAGAGGATATGAAGAGCCACCATATTATCACATGCCGGTAAACTACAACGACATGGAGTATATGCGTGACATGGATAAGAGCCGAGGCAAGATGTACTACTCTGAACCGATTGCACCACATGTGAGTGAAAGCAATTATGACAGAGCAAAGAGACATTATACCGAGACAAAAGAAATGCACAAAGGAGCTTCTACAGAGGACAAAGAGCATAAAATGAAAGCTCTTGACATGTATATCCGTGAATTAAGCGGAGATATATCAGAGCTTTTAAATGACATGACGCCCGATGAACGCAACCTTTTACGCACCAAAATGAGCAATCTTGCGTCAAAACTGTAATTATTAAGGCTATGGGTAGTAATGCTCATAGCCATTTTTAGAGGGTATAAGCATGGATATAAGAGTTAATGATATATTGTGGCACATACAGTTTAAAAAGCCCACATCGAGCGAATTAAGGCGGTCAGACGGCACAATAAGCCTAGGAGTGACCGACAACACAACCAAGACAGTGACGATAGCTGATAATGTGTCTGATTACATGGCTGACAAGATACTATGCCACGAGCTAGTGCATGTGTACTCATTCTCATACGGCTGTGACATTGACATAGAAACAGAGGAAATAATCGCAGACTTTATGAGCTTGTATGGACGGAATATTGTATACACGGCTGACAAAATATTTAATTTATTGGAGCAGAAATATGGATAGAATAGACAGACTATTAGAATACATACACCGGACTAATCCAGAAATGACACGGCAGAAATTGATTGAAAAACTAGGAGAGAGTGACTACAGTGCCAAGAGTATTTACTTTTTGGCGATTCAAAATGCAAATTCCTAAAAATTTTAGGATGAAAAAAGTACCCCCGTACCTTTGGATTTTTCAATTTCAAAAATCCGTTCGCAAAATTTTACAAAAACTTGTCGAGAACTTGCAAAGAACTCGCACCACGCTTTAATTGGATAAAGTTTTCTGAAAATTCAAACATTTTCCACGAGTTGGTGCGCCTGACTCACAGCATGTCACACCCGGCACGGCTTGACAACTTAAAGCTATACAACTATATCGCAAAGCGTTGTAAGTGGCTTGTTTTACGGCTTATTTTAGCGCACTTGATAAAATCCACGCTAACACGTATAAAAGCCCTTAAAACGTCAAATACACGGCTTTAAATGTGTATATCATAAAATCATAGAATATTTTTGTTTATTTGTCAATGTACATATGCCCGGATGCATAGCCGGATAACTTGCGACAGCTCGACAGCGCGCCAAAAAGGGATATAAATATCCCTAATAATAACGCGTGATATATTTTCCGGCTTGATAGTCACAAAATAATGTGACCGGATGAACGTGCGCGCGCTTTTATACAACTTGCAACCATTCACCGGACCTTTGAACCGTAATTTTTAACTCGTGTGACTCCATCCATTCTATACAATCGTACTTTATATAGCTAAAATCACTTATTTTCGGCATTTCATAGCCTAGCGCCTTGACTCGCTTATATATTTCCTTTTTCCCCAGGTATTCATAATTAGACATAATACATCCCCCTATCTATAACAAGCCTTAATTATTGGGCTTATATAATTCTCGTGGTTTAAATAATTAGTAAAAGCCATCCGCCGGTATTCCTTGCCACTAATAAGCGTGGTAATATCGTCACACGTGCCAAAGTCCGCAGCAGTTCTAAAAATATTTGTTATCGCTTTACGTGTGGCGCGCTCGCTTGCCTGATATTCCGGTGCGCTTTGATATTTGCCGTTGTAGCGTGCTTTTATTTCCATTTCTACAGCATCAAGGCTTTTTAGTTCGTTATCCATTCATTAACCCTCTTTTCTGTTTTGGTACATGGTTTATAAGCTGTTTTTTTGACCTTTTCGCGGTCTGTCGTGCGTTAATCTGTTTTTATAGGTGCAAAATAACGCAAATCACCTATAAAGGGCACACAATTATTTGTTCAGGCGTTGCACCTCTTGAGCCTGATAATAAATATAAAGGCATTTATAAGACCTCTTGGCGCGATTATTTACCGGACGCGCGGACGGAGTGCAATATATACAGCCGTAAAACTGTATAAAAGCACCTATAAATTAAATACATTAAATTGATAATATAAGACCTGAAAAGCCTTATATATAAAGCTAATGGCCGGAATTGAACCGGCTTAAAAATCCCTTGATATTAGCTATTTAATAAAAAAATAAAAACAAACCACCATAACCAATAACAAGGCATGACGCAAAAAGCCCGAAAGCCTTTAAAAGCTCGATTAAATCTCTCATAGTTGCGCCCCCTAACAATAACAAAAATCACCTTGTAGCCCGGTTGTAATAATCATTTTCCCATCCTTACGGCGGTAAACTACACCGCAACCGCCACCACTTAAAGACCATACAAGCCAGCCAGCCGGAGTTATTTTTTTATGCTTCTTATAATCGTAAAAAGCATAATGCGGTTTTACCCCCGCTTTTTCCTGTTCAAGTGCATTGTTTATAATTTCATCGTCCGTTAATAACAACGCTTTTCCGTTTTTCTGCCGTCCGTAATATCTCATTTTTACGCCTTTCTGGTCTGCCATCATCAGCACCGGGAGACCGTCCCGCGGTGGACGCTCCAAGTTGGAGCGTTTCGGCTTAAAAATAAATATAAAAGCTTTTCCCATTGCTATTCCATTCGCTATCTAATACGGTAACTTTTGAAAGTCTGCCGATGCAACCATAAATCCCGGCGGCGTAATATTCAGAATCGACCCGACAACCTTTAGCATCGGGAAACTCTTTTTTAATTTCCTGTATAATCTCATTGACTTTGTGACAGCAAACGCCACTTTTTTCGTCGAACGGCTCTAGCCGTGAGATATAGTTCTCTGCGTTTTCAAAAGTATAGATGTTACAATTTAACTTGATGCCGTTAACCATTTCGCCCATTCTGCAAATTTCCTTGTGTGATAATTTTTTCATTTTCTTTTCCTTTTGACTGTGATATAATGCAGTCACCTTTCAATTATTATTTTGTTTGGTGCTCATCGTGTAACTTTGGACGGCTGCGCGATGAGCTTTTTTATTTTGTTCCTTGCCTTTCGACTTGACTATACAATACTACATTGCAATCTATATGTCAATACTATATTGCAATAAAAATTGAAAAAATACTAAAATAATTATTTAAATTATTATTTCTACTATATAATGCAATAAATATTACAATATTGTATTGGCGTATTATTGAAATAGTTATTGACATAATAATTTAATTATTATATATTTATGTATAGCAATATTGATATATAGTAATATTGTTAGTAACTATTGATATTATTAATTAAAATAATGAGGTGTAATAAATGGACGAAAAGAAAATTATTGAAAACTATAAAAAAAGAATAAAGCGACAGAATGAAAAAGCCCGGGAAAATTGGGACTCAATAACTTGTAAATTGCCAAAAGGCACAAAAGACCGGATACAGGCGCAAGGGCTTACAATTAACGGATTTGTAAATCAATTAGTGCTGGACAAGTTGGACGAGCTGGAAAAGAATAACAATGAATGTCCATTCTAAAAATTATTGCAATTATGTATTGCATTTATGTATTTAATGTGCTAATATAATGTCGTAGCAAATAAACAGTTTAATTAATGAGGTGGGAAAAAGTGAAAAGCTATGATTATATTGTTATCTCCGGTAACAATGAAGAAATTTACAGCACCAAAAAAGAAGTAAACAAAAGAGTTAAGGAGCTAACAAGCCAAGGAAAAACCGGCTACTTTGCAAAGTGGGACTTAATCAACGATGAAATCCTAGAGGGTAGCCAAGTAGATTTTTAAAATTGGAGGTATAAAGAGTATGAAATACAGAATAGTTGACGCAGACAATAGAGCCGAATATAGTAAGCCAAAGACTTTTGAAGAGGTCAAAGCGTGGTTTGAGCCAAACGCAGAGCTTGAAGAGGAGCATAACAAGTGGGCGAAAATCGAAGATATTGACGACATGAGAGATTATCTCATATGGGAAGCCCAGGGAATGAGACCTAATTGGAAAATAGAGGATTGTGAAGAGGATTAAGACGGAAGTTTGAAAGGAGATATACAATGAGCGAAAAAATTAATGATAACATCATGAGTGCAATTGTTGTGCTCATGGACGACGAGACAAGAGAGCGTGTGCACTTTGAGCTTGCACCCTGCTCAAACGAGAGTTTTTTAAAAAGGTATTGTGAATTAGTGCCAGAGTTTGAAAAGACACTTAAAGATGAATTTAGCATTGAATTGGATGCATAAAAAATTAAATATTGTTTTTCAAAGAGTCGTTTTTAAACGGCTCTTTTTATTGCAATTTTTAGGACGTAAGAACCATGCGACAACTGTACCGGGTATTTCTTTTTTTGAGCCATTCAAGGCTTATTTTTTGCAACTTTAAAATTTATAGAGTGGAAAAATAAACAGAGAAATTGATAGTTGTATCCAAAATGTATACATCATGTATACAACTTGTATCCAAAATGTATCCGTAGTATAGGTAAGGTTAGGTAAGTATATATATTAAATAAAGCCTAACGGCTTTATAGAAGAGTATATTATTATTAAACCCCTTTATTTTTTATTTATTTATATTAAACAAGAAAATATAATATATAAATATATAATACTTGATTAAATATATTTAGTTTAATATATACAGCAATAGTATTTTAAAATCTATTTGACAAAATATATTTAGTGGTGTATATTTACATCAACAATTTAAGCACAGAACGTGTTATTGCCAAGCACGAGTGTATATGCGGATGCCGGTTAGCCTGTGTCACTTGGAATAATTCCAGGTGGTGCGGGCTTTTTTATTTTATGATTTTGAGGTGCTAAAATGGAAAAAATTAAAGGAAATATAACTAAACATTTAATTGCCGATTTTGGCACTTTTCAGCTTTACCGCGAGGACTTCGAGAGAGCTATAGAACAGGCTTGTCAGGAATTGCAAATTGACGATTTGAAAAGCGAGGGTCAAAGGCCGTGGAAAGCTGTTTGTAAGAGAGTCGGAGAGATTATATTTAATGATAACAGTATATTAAAAGATAAACAGCTATATGATAATACATGTATGTTAACTAACTACAATAGATATAATTATAATATATTAAATAATATATGTGATGAATATATATATATTAGTGATAAATATAATAAGCTATGTAGTACGGTTGCATTTAGTAATTGGTGTAATATTGATTGTGGCGTTATAGACAATTGGAGACTGAATAAAGAGTCAAGTCCTAAAAGTTATGAGATTTGGGAAAAATTGCAAGGAATCCGCAAGGATTGTATTAAAGATAGGGCATATGACAATAAATCCCCTGTCGGTGCTATGTTCGTCGGCAACAATGAATTTGGCATGAACCAACCGGGAATTGGCTACGAAGCTACGCAAGCGAGAGCACTAACCGCCAATGAATTACCACAGTTGGGCGGTGCAAATAGTCAGACTATTAAAGCATTATCGGATAATAACATGGTTGATAATGCCAAGTAATTGTATATACAACAGATACAATTCTAAACCCTTTATTTACAAGGCTTTGCAGACTATTGAATTATTACAACTATTCACAAAACAGTTGTTTAGCGAAGAGTTGAAAGCACAGAAGTAAATTGTATATGCAATAGATACAATTTAAAATGCTTGATGTTTGAGGGCTGAAAAACGCACGTATTGGGTGCCCTGGGGGTGTATATGAAAAGCGACAAGCTGCCCCACTTAGCCCCCAAAATATCCTCAAAAACAAAAAGACTCTTACTCATACCCTAAATCGCGCCAAGCAGTATTTATTATAACATAAGTTATATATTAATTAAACAACATACACAATAATAATATATATACATACAACTATGATTAAATATTAGTTATATATAATATATAACAGTAAAGGAGCTAACAGTGATGAAATTAACAGGATTTGAGTCTGATAAAATTAATTCCGATATGGTAAATCACCCTAGCCACTATAACTTGCCTAATCGTAAAGAATGTATTGATGAAATGATTGACATTTACGGGCTTAAGGATGTGGCTAAATGGTGTGAAATTACTGCATACAAGTATAAATATCGTGCCGGGCATAAAGGCTCTGTAATTGAGGATATGAGTAAGGCTGCATGGTACACAATTAAGGCTCATGAGCTTAAATCTAAGCGCAAATGGAAGATTTTCGACAAGATTGTTTATAAATTCATGCCAATGTTTCTTAAGGGCCTGTATACATGGATAATTTTATTTTGTATGTTTTACGGAATACTCTTTGCTGACCGATGCTCAATGGTAGTCTCAATAGTGTTTTTAGTTCTTGCGTGCATAGCTGAGTCGGTATTGAAAGAAAATGAAGATAATTAGATTTTGAGGTGTAAATCATGTTTGTACTAAAAATTGCAACAACAGTATGGCTGGCATTAATTGCGCTTGGAATGACAAGTGCTACATTAAACGAAAAAGAGACAATTACCACAAGACTCATTAGCATTGCTATAATGTTCGGTCAAATACTTGCCATAGCTTTCATGTGGCAGTAAATATAGGGCATTCGCCAAGCGGCAAGGCACAGGATTTTGATTCCTGTATTCGTTGGTTCGAATCCAACATGCCCCATTCGGGGGTTTACGGTTCCCCCGACATTGGACTTAGTAGTTCCTTTCACCCTCATAGTGGAAAGCTGTTAAGAGCCGTCACAAGGCTCGTGAGGGTTAATCGTGTATAATCCCACAATGCACGAGCGTGAAAATCAACCTGTCGTAAAGACATCTGTAATAGGCAGAGCAGACATATATACCCCCTTTAATTGTTAAACTAGGGCAACTCAAATTAGCGAGTCTTGAGTGAGGTGCAATCCCTCACGTGCCCTTTGCTGTAGGTTTTGTTAGCTCTTTTCCTACAGCACATACAAATTATATCTCCGGAGGGTGTTGCCACTCCTTAGACTTCACCCTCATTACTGGCTTGTAGCTCAACGGTAGAGCAGTCGGCTGTTAACCGACTTGTCGTGGGTTCGATTCCCACCTTGCCAGCTAATTATTGGTTCAAGTAGGCGACAAGGCTTGATTAAATGGGCGGTACAGAAAATGCGCTGCTAAGTCCTGCCAATAAATTATTTGCCGATATGGGATAAAGGTATTCCAATAGCTTGCTAAGCTATCCAACAGAAATGTTGTTCGTGTTCGATTCACGATGTCGGCGCTAACTTACGACAGGCTATAAGAGTCAGCCGTAAGCGGTATAAAAAGTCCGCATGAAGCTGTACAAAATGTAGCGACAAAAGCAGTTTCAGTATAACAGTCACGCTACGGCTGTTATATATGGTGAAATAGCCAAGTGGTAAAAGGCAACAGACCGCAAATCTGTGACCGCCAGTTCAAATCTGGCTTTCACCTTGCTGATGTGTGGCGGAATGGGTAAACGCTATTGCCGTAAGATAATTCGTTGAAACCGGCAACTTAGATGACGAGAGTCGCGACAATCATGTGTGGTTCAAATCCACACCACATCAATTACAGCAAACTAGGTTAGCTACCGAAAAGCACAAGCCTTAGTGCCTGTTTGCTGTTTGTTAATAAGGCTATTATCAGAAAGGCAGGTAATAATATTATGAATTTTGCAGAAAATGAAAATTCAAGAATACTTCCTAATGTTCAAAGCCCTATAATCTATTTTCTTATGGATGGGGATGAGGTTGTTTATGTTGGACAATCTAAAATAGGATTAGCAAGACCATATTCGCATAAAGATAAAAAATTCACCAAAATAGCAATTATTAATTGCAAAGAAAGTGAATTGGATGATAAAGAAACAGAATTTATCAAAAAATATAAGCCGAAATACAATAAAATGGCGGGGAAAAGCGATTATTCATACGCTAGAATAAAAACAATAATCAAAAACCAAACGAATATTCGTAACTTTAATGTGTATGATGTAAGAAAGCTTGTGACAAAACTTGGATTGAAAACTCATATTTTCAACGGGAGCATTTATATAAACGCAGAAGATTTTGATAAAATGTTTGCTTTTGTAAAAGAAACAAGTAACGGAATTACGAACAAGGAAGAATGGAAGAAAAAAGTATTTTAATTTAATTTGGTAAAATCAGTTGCCTAGTGATTGCAACACGAAAAGAGTAACCTACGAACTCCTGACAACTGTTTTTATATAAATCGTAGGGTTATCTATCGTAGGAGGTAATTTATGACAGTAAAAGATTTATTTAATTCAAAAAACACACTGCAAGTAGATATTGGATTAGCAGAACAAATAGGATTACACAATTCAGTAGTCTATACAGAAATCAAAAAGGCTAAAAAAGAAAACAACATTGATTTGTTTAATAAACAGGATTTAGTTTTTGTTCAAAAGAAGTATTTACCATTCTTTTCGATAAAAACAATACAAAGGTCTTTAGAGTTTCTTATTGATAAAGGTTATATAACAGCAGATAAGATAAAACCGGAAGAAGCAAAAGAAATTGTTTTAAAAAACAAACATAATTGCAAGTTTAAATGCGAATGGTGTGGTTGTGGTTGCAATGTTATAAACGAACACCATTATCCAATACCAAAATCAATGGGCGGAACAAAAATTGTAAGGATATGTCCTAATTGTCATTATGAATTTCATTCTTTATACAAAATCAGTAGAAAGGATGGTGTTTAATATGGCGGAAGTTAGAATTAAAAAGGCTGTAATCAGAGAAGATTTATTATCAATAACAAACGATTATAGAAAGGCAATTATCCTCAATCAATTCATTTATTGGTCTGAAAGAGTTTCAGATGCCGATAAGTTTATCAAGAAAGAAAATGAGATTGCGAAGAACAATGGAGAAGAAGGGAGAGAGCTTTTCTATGGTTGGATATATAAAACAGCCGAAGAATTAGCCGATGAGGTTATGTTAGGTTTATCTGCAAGTCAGATAAGAAGATATATCAGTGATTTGGTAAATATGGGTTATATCTCAAAGCGAAATAACCCTAAATATAAATGGGATAGAACATTGCAATATAGAGTAAATCTTGTAAATATTGCAAAAGACCTTAAAAAGAATGGCTATCCATTAAGCGATTACAAAATTGAAATACCGGAAAATGAAAAATTCAATGCGCATGAGTGCGCAATCAATAATGAGCCAATGGAAAATCAAACACAAGTCAGTGACGAAGCAATACCAAAGAGCACTAACATAGATTACTTAAACAGAGATTATGATTCAGAGATTACAAGAGAGGTACATACATCAACTAACATTGATGGAGAGGTACATACATCTGTTTCCGAGAAACAGACGGCAAGAGTCACCCGACAGGATATGCAAGCAAAGAAAGATGATATGTTCAATAGATTCTCTGAAATCTGTGACAACAGCATTGAAAATAAGACAGTCGGAGAAGTAGTCAAAAAAGCATTTTGTAGATACATGAACCTGTATGAAACATATTTTGCAAAGGTTCACCCAATCTTGACCGATAAAACTCTGACTAATGTATGCCTGTCACTTTCTAATGTGACCGATACGGAGCATAATCACTTTGAGTGGACAGATGTTTACCTAGCAGACGAAACAGGGCTTACTGGGCTTGATAGAATGGTTAACGAGCATTTCAGACGAACACATAGAAGAGAGACTAACTACTCGATAACGCATTTTGCCAAAAGCGACTATCTGCTACAGTTGGCACAAGGCATTATAGAGTATTAAACGGAGGTATAAATATGGCAAAGGGAGTTAAGACACGAAATATTGAATCATTCCGAGAGGGATTGATGGAATACGCATATGGCAGATGTTCACAGGCGGAAGCTGCAAAAATAGCCGGTATGAGCGTACCAACATTTAGGAAGTACGCAAATATGCATTTTTTAGGCATTCCGTTTCCTGACACGCTGTTTAAGGCAAAGGAAGGGTGAGAAGCATGTGTGAGTTTTGCGAAAATCCTACAAAATGGAATACTGATGATTATAGCTTAGTTCCAAACAGAAACTTATCAGATGGGGTTATGCAAGCGGAAGATAACACATATCAGATTGGTATGTTTGACAGCAATTCTGATTGTTGGGAAGTTATGGATATCGACTATTGCCCTATCTGCGGAAGAAAGTTGGTGGAAGAATGATATTGTGCAAAATAGCATTGTTTATTTACTATCTCTTATCGTTATGGTTCATAAAGAAATCCAAAAATATTAGAGAAGTCGCAGAAGTGGGTTTTTTAAGTGTTATATTTCTTTTGACAATGATTGTAGCGAACATTTAAGCGTATAGAATAGGTGGTGGAAGAATGAAACATCAAAAAGAATGGCGCACTTGCGACAGGTGCGGAAAAGAGATAAAAGCAGGGCTGTTGGGCGTGAACTCAATCACAAGAAATGGCGTATTGAGTACGACCTACGATTTATGCAATGAGTGCATGGAAGATTTTTGGAGATTTATGAGAAATGAACAACATTGACAATCCTTTATCAGAGTATCAACCGCCATCTAAAGAAGCATTGAGAAATTTTGGCATAGACATTTCAAGAGAAGCAGTAGAAAAATATGCTTTGGAAAAGTTTGGCAGACTGCCACAAAGCCATATTGAAATGAATTTTGCTAGGGATTCTAAAATAGTTGAAGAAACAAAGAGATTTATAAGGAATGAAAATAATAAATTGTAAAGGAGAAAATAAATTATGAATTTTGGACAGGCAATTGAAGCATTAAAAAACAGCAAAAAAGTAGCAAGAAAAGGTTGGAATGGCAAGGAAATGTTTGTGTATTACGTTCCGGCTGGCAATTTTAAGTCATATACAGAAATTGGGAAATCTATTGCAGATGGAGACGATTTAGTACATTACAGTCCGTATTTTGCTATCAAAAATGTTAATGAAACTGTTTCTACATGGGTTCCGTCAATCAATGATTGCTTAGCAGAAGATTGGTATGTAGTTGAGTAGCATATGGGAGTTTTGGGACAATGAGCATGGCAGAAGTAATTAAATCAATAGAGCGTGAAGCGTTTAGAGAAGCACAATCGCACGAAATAGGTGGTAGAAATGGCGAGCCTATAGAAACATCTGAACTTCACGATATGACTATCGGCATTGATATTTCAGTTGATGCAGTCAATGAGTATGCAAAATCAATTCTAGGCAGATACCCGAAAAATAATTATGAATTTTTAAGAGCATTAGCAATGAAAATCCTAGAGGAAACAAAATCATTAGCGAATAGTGAGGGGAAGAAGTGAGATTATGAAAATAATTAAAAAGGGTGATTTGAACATAGCCAAAAAACCACTAAGATTTAAATGCAAGAATTGTTGGACGATTTTTGAAGCGATTGAAGAAGAATATATATACTGTGGCGACCAACGAGAGGGCGATAACTGGAAGTGCGAATGTCCTTTGTGCCACAAAATGGTTTATTACAGCTAAAATAATGATTGCTGATTATCAACAGAAAGGGGAACATATTATGGCTGATTTGAAAATATTTACAGAAAATATAGAACATGAAGCATTAAATCAGATATATACGCTTGTAAAACAGCCGGCATTTTCGGATTGCAAGATAAGAATTATGCCAGATGTTCACGCGGGAGCAGGGTGTGTTATAGGATTTACTGCTGATTTAGGAGAAAAAGTAATACCGAACATTGTTGGAGTTGACATAGGCTGTGGGATGCTTACTACAAACTTGGGGAATATTGATATTGATTTTGAGAAATTAGATAACGTCATTAGAGAATATGTTCCAAGTGGTAGAAGGGTTCATGAAGAAGAAAACTCATCTGTCGCAAGCGATATTATTGAAAAATTGTATTGCAAGGAACAGTTGAAAAATATAGATTGGCTGAAAAGAAGTTGCGGCACGTTGGGAGGCGGCAATCATTTTATCGAAGTTGATAGCGATAGCAAGAATAATAAATATCTTGTTATTCATTCGGGAAGTAGAAATGTCGGAAAGCAAGTCGCAGAAATATATCAGCAAATGGCGATTGCTGATATTTCGGGAAAATCGAATTTTAAACAAGACAGTGAGAAATTGATTGCTGAATACAAAAAATGTAAAAGAGAAAGAGAAATCAGCAAGGCTATTAAAGAATTAAAGCAGTCCTACGAAAAAAATACAACTAAAATCCCTAGAGAGTTATCATATCTTGTTGGGAAACATAGAGAAATGTATTTACACGATATGAAATTATGCCAAGAGTTTGCGGAAATTAACAGAAGAGCCATTCAGAGCATTATTTGCTACTATATGGGTTGGAACGTTACAAAAGAAACGGAGCGATTTCAAACGATTCACAACTACATTGAACACGATACAAATATTGTCCGTAAAGGTGCTATTTCTGCAAAAGCGGGGGAAAAAGTACTAATACCAATAAACATGCGTGACGGTTGCATTTTGGGAATTGGCAAGGGAAATGAAGACTGGAATTATTCAGCACCGCATGGAGCGGGGCGAACTATGAGTAGGTCAAAGGCAAAAGAAAGCATTTTGCTAGAAGAGTATCAAAAAGCAATGGACGGAATATTTACAACATCTGTAAATACATCCACGATTGATGAAAGCCCTATGGCATATAAAACAATGGATGAAATAATTGGACATATAAAAGATACCGTTGAAATAGTTGACATTATAAAACCGATTTACAATTTCAAAGCAAACGAATAAAAACAATTACCGGCTACAGATTGATTGTAGTCGCTACCCTAAAACAGTTATAGGCAGAGGTCTATAAGCACCTTTGCTGAAGAGCGGAGGTGCTTTTCTTATGGCTAGTCAGAGCCTTATTTCCACAGTAAACGGATATGAAAACTACATAGAGGATAAAGGAAAAGACGAGCAAGTAATTAATGCCTATGTAGACGCTTGCAGTGTAGCCATAAACGGCGAGAAAGATATTGAGTATGGACTACAACTCACTAAGAGGGCAAAAGAGCTTATAGAGGACTTCTGCACGGCTAAAACAGGTGGTACGATTTGGGAATTGGATTATTACCATTTCAAACATGAGACCACACCATATAACTTAGTTAATTACTATTTTGATTTATTTCTGATAGAAGCTCACTATAAGTTTGAGAGCTTTATGATTTACATGGAAAAAAATCGTCCACCATGGGAAAGATTTTATTTGCCGAGAAGAAATCCGTTAAGCAAAGTCGCACAGCTCATTCAAGATTTGTACGATGACAAGCTTGATGAGGGCATGGTATTCTGCCCCGGACGTATCGGAAAGACTCAAATCGTTAAAATGGGTAATTTGTGGTTTGGTTCAAACAGACCTGAGAGGTCAAATCTATATTCGGCATATTCTGACAAAATAACCGGAGGATTTTACGATGGAACATTAGAAATGGTAAATGACCCAACGTACACCTACAAAGATATTTACCCTAAAATTGTAGAGAAAAAAGCTATCACAGACGGAAAAGACCTTACAATAGATTTCTTGCGTAAAAAGACATACCCAACATTTACCATGCGTTCTATATACGGAACACTGAACGGAGCGTGTGACTGTGATGGCTTAGGAGTATATGACGATTTATTTAGTGGTATTGATGAAGCATTAAGTGAGGATAGACAGGCTACAGTTTGGGGAAAGTTTGATAATAACTTTATGCCGAGAATTAAGCCTGGCAAAGCAAAGTTGTTAGGAATAGGCACGAGATGGGCGCCAAGAGATGTACAAGGGCGCAGGCTTGAATTGCTTGCAAATAATCCTGAATATAAAAACATACGTCATAGAGAGGTCATAATTCCGGCACTCAATGAAAACAATGAGAGTAATTTTGATTATCCCTACAAATTGGGATATTCCACATTAGATTATAAGCGCAGAATGGCTTCATTTGAAGATAATGACGATATGGCTTCATGGTTCGCCCAATATCAGCAAGAGCCAATAGAAAGAAAAGGTCAGATGTTCAATATTGATAACATGAACTTTTTTGACCCGACAGAAATTGAGGGAATAAGACCTGATAGAATTTTTTCGGCAAACGACCCGGCATATGGTGGTGGAGACTTTGTATCAATGCCGATTTGCTATGAGATTGAAAAGGAATACTATATCGTGGATGTTGTGTATAACGATGGCGATAAGGATATAACAATTCCCGAAGTAACAAGTAGAATGGAAAGTCACTTAGATAAATTCTCGAATAAAACAGCAGAGGTACATTTTGAGGAAACAAAAACAACATCTGCCTATCGTTTGGAGTGCGAGAAAATATGGAAAAAAGATTGCTACCCAATATTGACAAGCCATGACCCAGCAGATAACAAAACTGCAAAAATGGACAGAATTAAAAATCATGCGCCGGATATAAGAAAACTGCATTTCATAAAACTTGAAAGACAAACTAAGGAATACAAGAAATATTTTCAAAACGTTCTTTCTTGCACATATGAGGGCAAAATGAAACATGATGATGGTGTTGATTCTACTGCACAGTTGTGCGATATGATTTTTAGGGAAAAGCGGATAGCAAAGGTTGAAGCAGTACACAATCCGTTCAGAGGAGGGCTTTATTAATGAATACAAAAACTTACTTAAATCAAATCAGCAGATTAGATAAAATGATACAAAATAAGCTGTCTGAGATATACCGGCTTAAGACAATAGCATGTAGCGTTACTGTTTCAACGGATAAAGAGGCAGTTGATGTTTCATCGGACAAAGATAAATTAGGCAGTACAGTAACTAAAATTGTGGACTTGGAAAAAGATACAGATAGACTCGTTGATGAATTTATGAGAAAAAGAAATCATATCATCGGTCAAATTGATAGTATGGAGAATACTGACTATTATCATGTACTCTCAATGAGATATGTCAATCAAAACACTTTTGAAGAAATCGCGCAGGCTACAAATTGGAGCATAAGAAAAATATTTACAATCCACGGCAGAGCCTTGCAAGAGTTTGAAAGGCTTTACGGAAAAGAATATCTTGAAAATGTGCAGTAGTGTGCATAGTTTTACATATCATTGCATATATACACTTAAAAAATTGACAGTTATAATATAACTATGAAAAAATCGTAATTCGTTCATTGCGTAAAATCTCTTTTAGAAATGGCACTCACAGATTGTGGGTGCCATTTTTAGTGAAGCGAGGGTGACATGAATAATCAGAATATTAATATTGTACCAACAGGAAAACGAAGTGTAATGTGCCCTCGTTGCGGTAAATTGCTAACGTGGGTGAATAAAAACGATAAGAAGCACCACAAAGTAATGTGTACGCACTGCCGTAAATGGATATGGTTTTGGGCTGGCACACAAGAATTTCAGATAAAAGAGGTTCCGCAGAGAACTTCTGCAAGTGGCATGAGGTTTTATTGATGTATAGATATGCTCATAAAAACGTAAGACCTTTTTCGGCCGTCTGCCAAAATAATTACGGCAGACAAGTTATTTTTACACGTAAAAGGCAAATCACAAAAAACAACATAATCGAAGAGCTGAATAAAGCACTTGTGATTCACGAGCAAAACGCTATTGAGATTGAGTATCTTGACAGATACTATCGTGGCGACCAACCGATTTTGTATCGACAAAAAGTGAACCGCCCGGAAATCAATAACAAGATTGCTGTAAATCTTGCGTATGAGCTTGTTGAGCGCAAAACCGCAGAGATGTGTGCCGAGCCAATCCAATATGTGTTGCGTGGCACTGATAACCACAAGTCAGAAGAAATCACACAGCTTAACATCACGATGGACTCTGAAAGTAAACAAGAGTGCGACATAGACATACATCGTTGGAGAAGCATATGCGGTACCGGCTACAGATTCATCGGAAATGATGACGGACAAGGACAGTTGCTTGATGAAAGCGATTTTTATTTATCGTCTGAGAATCCAATGTACACCTTTGTAGTGTACTACTCAAACGGACGTCCGGCATTTTCCTGTCAAATCGGAGAGGACGAGAACGGAGCAAATATTTATTATGTGTTCACTGATAATGAGTGGTTTGATATTCGCAGCGACAAGATTTATGCAAGCGGAATAAACGGAAACAGAGCAATCCCAGTGATTGAATATCCAAATAATGCAAGGCGATTATCTGACATCGAAATGACTATTGCAATCACAGACGCTATTAACGTGCTTACATCAGACAGAATTAATGGAGTCGAGCAGTTTGTGTCTGCATGGGTGAAATTCGTTAATTGTGAGATTGATATAGATACATTCAGGAAAATGCGACAAGAGGGAGCATTGGTAGTTAAATCTAACAATGGTTCAGACAACAAGGCTGATGTTGACGTAATGACGAGCGAACTTAATCAGACAGAGGGGCAAGTGGTATTTACTGACCTTTTTGAAAGATTTTTAAGCATTCAAGGTCTTGCAAATCGTCAGGGCAACACAGGCGGTGACACCGGCTCGGCTGTAGAACTGCGAAACGGACATTATGATGCCGGACTTAGGACGGCTATTAATGAGCCTATCCTCAAGAAATCAGAGAGAATGGCACTTAGACTTATTCTTAACAGGCTGAGAATTAATAAGGGCTTTACACTTATGCCTAGTGATGTTGAGATACACATTAATCACAACAAGCTTGACAACATGCTTGTTAAGGCAGAAGTGCTTGAAATATTACTTAGGTGCGGTATCAATTACAAGAGAGCCGTCAAGACGATTGACATGTTTAGTGACCCTGAACAAGTCACTCTTGAAAGTGCTAAGCGCATGGAAATGTTATTCCCGGAAGAACAGCCGGCAACAGCTACACCTAACAATAATAACAATGATAAGAACAATGGAAAGACAGCCGATGAATAATTGGCTGTCAATTTATTTTGGAGCTTGATATGGCAGACGAAATCCACGCACTTAACAAAAATGAAATACAAGACATAGATTATGACACATATTTTGGTGAGATGGATTTGACGGACGAGGAAAAGGAAGATAGAAAAAAGCTTGCTGAAAAGTTTGAAAAAATCTTTGTTATGCTATTTGCCTTGTTATCCGGCAAGGAAGAAACAGAGATAACAACTATCACCAAAGAATTTATCATCAGATATGAGAGCATTGCCACGCAGTATTGCAAAGCAAAGAAAACACCCTCATACATTACAGACTATGCCCGGTACATTGTGAATGAGGTGGTTGACGCCACCACACAAAATACTGAAGTAGAGTATTTTACTTCACAGAAGCGAGCAAAAAATGTAGCTGCGAATGAAGCTAATGCAGTCGGCAATTACAGATTGCAAACCGAAATGGTGAAACAAGGTTACAAAACAAAAGAGTGGCGCTCAAAAGAAGATTCACATGTCAGACCTACACATGCAGATGTTGACGGAAAGAGAATTGATATTTTTAAGCCGTTTGAGGTTGGAAATTCACTGATGATGTTTCCGAAAGACCACTCTTTAGGGGCACAGGTAAAAGAAATAGCAGGGTGTAGATGCAGTCTTAAATATTACAAATAATAAGCAACTTGTAAGGAAAACTTATAGGTTGCTTTTTATTATACAAAATTTGCAGTTGTGCGTTAAACAACAGAAAAACTCGGCGGGAGCGACCCGCGATAACAAAAGCGTGAGTTACGGAGGTAATTGAAATGACAAGAAATGATGTTTTGAAGCTTTTCCCCGATGCAACGGATGAGCAGATAACAAATCTGCTTAACAAGAGCGGTGAGGAAATGGCAAGAGAGAAAGAGAAAGCCAATCAGTACAAAGCTAAAGCCGACAAAGCTGACGAGCTACAGACACAGCTTGATGAGCTACAGAATGGCAACATGACAGAGCTTGAAAAGGCAAATAAAGCCTTAGAGACAGCCAATCAACAGATTGCCAAGCTACAGAAAGATAATGCCGTCAGAGATTTACGAGAGAGTGCAATGTCTGATTTTGGAATTACAGCCGAACAGGCAAAGACAGTAGTAAAAGAGGATGGCTCTTTTGACACGACATCACTTGGCAAGATTATTTCCGACATGAAAGCCAATGCGATAGCAGAGTATGAGAAAAACGCTCTCAACAATACTCCGAATCCAAGCAATGGCGGTAACAATAATGAACCCGACTCAAAGCCAGCAGATGTAGCAAATGCAGAACAAATCTCATTCGGTACAGTTGCAAGTGCTGAAAGTCAAAACAGCTATGTAATTTAAAACAGGAGGTAGAACGATGGGAAAGCCAATCGTAAGAGACTTTACACAGGGTAAAGGAATTTTAAAATTTTTCCCTTATGAGGGTGCAGCGTGCCTTGTACCACAGACTATGGTAACAAGCGCAGATGGAAACGGAAGGAAGATTGTGCCGGCCGGTACACCATTCCCAAGCAATGACGCAGAGTGCAAGGGCTATCTGTTACACGATGTAGATGTAACGATGGGTGACGCACCTGGAACATATGTATATCAGGGAACTATTGATTGGGAGAAAGTTAAGTCGCTTTCAATCGCAGATGAAGCTAGAACTGCAACACCTAGAGTTACTTTCTATGGCGCGCCAAAGATTGTAGCAAGTCAGGGTTAAAAGGAGGTAGAAGAACATGGCATTACCATTAGCAGAAGCATTTACAGCGAGAAGCCTCGGTGTAATGTGGGATAACTACAAAAAGACATTAGGAACTGCCCCTTATCTTGGCAGACAAAAATTCGGAACACGTAAACAGGACTCACTTGACCTTAGATTTATCAAGGGTAAGAACGGACTGCCGGTATCGCTCAAAGCTTCAAACTTTGACGCACAGGCAGAGTTAAGAGATGTTGGAGGCTTCTCTGACATTCAGAACTCAATGCCATTTTATCGTGAGGGATATATGGTAACAGAGAAAGAGGAGCAGGAGTACGACAATTACAGAACTTCTGAAAACTCTAGCCTTGCCAATAACGTATTACGTGAAATCTCTAAGAAACCAATGATGTTAATTGAGGGCGCATTAGTTGTACCGGAGAGACAGATTTGGCAGTTACTTGCACCTACAGATGGTGTACCAAAGGTAAAGGTTGTACTTGGCGATAAGAACTATGTCGTTGATTACACAGCCGACAATGGTGCAGAGCATAAGGAAAAGCACTTTAAGTCAATTACCGGCACAAGTGCATGGGATAAGCCTACCACATGTGCACCGCTTGATGACCTTATCACAGCTCGTAGAGACTTTGCAAAGGCTACAGGCTACTCACTTACACGTTTTACCATGAATACAGAGACTTGGGAAATGGTGCTTAAGGCAGAGGACACAAAGAAACAGGTACTCGGTATCACTGCTTACAATGGCGGTATCAGATTACAGCAAGGACAGGTTACTGAATACCTTAGAGGATATGGTATCGAGATTGAAGTATACGATAAGCTCTATGTTGACGAGTCAGGGCAGACACAGTACTTTGTACCAACAGGTATTGTATCTGCGCAGTCTGCCGGAGTATTCCTCGGCGATTACACATTCGGTAAGACTCCAGAGGAAAGAAGCGGAAGTATCACAGACGGAAACCTCTCACTTGTTGAGACAGGTGTATCTGTATACACATATGCTACAAATCATCCTATCAATACTCACTGTATCGTATCTATGATTGGATTACCTACATTCGAGGGTATGGATAGCGTTATGGTTCTCAAAGTTAAGGAGGATTAAGGCTTATGATAGCAACGCACTCTATAAAGCATGATGGAGTGTGGTATAAAGTCGGAGACGAGGTACCGGAAAGCAATAGCAATTCGGTGCCTTCTGATTTTATGAACCCACCTGAAACACCATACACAAAGACAGAAATTAACAGAATGTCAACAGCCGACCTAAAGAAGCTTGCGAGCGGAAATGGTATTGAAAATGCCGCAGAAATAAATGGCAGCGACTTGAAAAAAATGTTAATTGAAAAGTTTGGATTATAAGGAGCTTGGCATGGAATACACCACATTAGAACAAGTCAAAATCAGACTCAAACAATTTCATATTGATACAGTCACGAATGATGATGATACAACATCTGATGTGGTTGTATTCGATAAAAAGGAAGATAACCCACTCATTGAACAGCTCATTAAACAGGCTACGGAAGATGTAAAAGCAAAAAGGTGTTATCCGGACACTTTTACTGATGATGATATAACTGCCGATTTAAAGCAGTTTGAGAATGTCGTTATCAATCTTGCTGTCTACGACCATTCACAAGCCGGTGAGAACTACATGAGCGCATTAAGTGAGGGCGGAGTGAGCCGTACATGGAAAGACAGAGATAAGCTGTTTGTCGGAGTTTTCCCTTTTGTCAAAGTGCTATAAGCAAAAGAAGATTGTGCGTTACCAAAATGGTAGCAGGCGGTACACATTAAGTGGTGGTGGGCGGTGTGCCAATTACCAAAGACGAAAGGCTGTAAGATGAATAATTTAATCTATCAGACATACATTATTGCCTTGCCAATTGTCCTGACAGCGCTTTTGGGTTATATTGTTTGGCTTTTACAAGAGCAGAAAAAGCAAAAAGCGATAGACACAAAAGAAAGAAACGAGCGCATTGAAGAGGAAAAGAAGCTACGACAAGCAAACGGAAAAGGTACAATGTTACTTTTACGAGTACAGCTTATCGAATACCACGATAAGTACATGAAGCTTGGCGAAATTCCCTCATATGCGTATCAGAATTTTTGCGAGATGTATGACGCATACCACGCACTCGGTGGTAATGGCATGGTAACGAAAATGAAAAATGAGATTGAGGAAATCCATTTAGGCAAAGGAGGTAAAAGCTGATGGACTTTACACAAGTACCTACAGTAGTTGCTATTATGGTAATTACTTATTTAATCGGATATGCTTCAAAGCAGATACCACAGGTTAAAGATAATATTATTCCTATTATCGTAGGTGTAGCCGGTGGAATACTCGGTATTGTTGGAATGTTTGTAATTCCCGGTTATCCGGCAGACAACATTCTTGATGCAATAGCAGTTGGCATTGTGTCAGGCATGGCAAGTACCGGTGTTAATCAGATTTACAAACAGATAAAGAAAAATGCTTGACATTAATAAACAGGCCATGAAATACGCGCTTCAAGGGCAAACTGTCACAGTCTATGAAAAAGACGAGGACGGAAATCTAAAGTTTTACGAAACAGAGGACGGAGAGAAAATATATTACACCCATGAAGAAACAGGCTTTTCGGAGCCGATTGATTTTCGAGCGAATATATCTTTTGACGGAGGAGAAGCGCAGAACAAGGAATATGGCTTTAATACGGCTGATTTTGATGCTGTTTTGCTGACAGACAGAGGAGAATACCCTTTTAAAAAAGGTGACGTTATTTGGCTCGATAGCGAGCCTGCAAAAGGCGAAAACGGATTAGTTGATTCAACTTCCGCAGACTTTACAATAGTGGGAGTAAAACCCTCTCTCTACTCAGTTAAATACATGCTCAAAGCAGTTGTGAAAGAAGTGTAATTATGAAGATTGACGTTTCTCTGACAGAAAAATCTATACAAGATGCGATAGACAAGCTTGAAAGATACAAAGACCGCTTACAAGACAAGTGCATAGCGTTTGTCGGAGAGCTTGCTAGTAATGGTATAGCTGTAGCGCAAGCAAATACAGGCAATTTCGGACACTATATTACATTTAGTTACGAAATTAAAGACACAACAGACGGCTGTACAGCTATTATTCTTGCGACAGAAACAGGGCAGATACAAAGCACATGGCAGACGGCAGATGGACTTAAAACAGTTGATGTATCGCCTTTGCTTATGGCTGAATACGGCTCAGGCTGGAAAGCTAAACCACATTTCAATGACGCAAGGGGCGGTCAGGGCACTTTCCCGGGACAGACACACGCATTCGATAGTGAGGGTTGGTATTGGAGAGACGAAAGCGGAGAATTACACCATTCATACGGCATTACACCTACAATGCCGATGTATCACGCATTTGTAGAAATGGAAAATGACATTATGAGAACGGCACGGAAAAATTTTAGTTGAGGTGAGATAAAGTGGCAAGTCAAAATCAATGGGTATACGACCTTGAAAATCTCACATATGCGATTGTGAAAACCCGATGTGAGAAAAAATTGAAAACTAAATATCCCAAGCTAAAATTCACGCAAGAGGAACAGTCGGACAGTGCAACGGCTAGTTTCCCGACAGTGCTAGTTCAAGCACTCGAACCTATAGAACAGAATGAGGATTTAGAGTGTGAAAGAATAAATACAGTGTTATTTACGGCACAAGTAATTGTTACAACGAATAAAAGCCGTTCAGAAGCCTTGAATGTGGCACAGACAGTGGCTAATGAATACAAAGCTATGTCATTCAAGCTGACAACAACCCCATTCGCTAGAAAAAACGGCAAAATATGGACTGCAACATTACGTGCTAGGCGGTCATTCGATTGGAATGATAGATTATAAGAGCCTTTTGGCTCTTATTTTTTTATGAAAAATTAGGAGGTAATACAAATGGCAACAGGATTAAAAAGTAGAATTGCTTACAAGACACCAACCGCATCTGCCACAAGTGGCGATTATTGGGCTGGAACTTACAAGCTCTTACTTAGAGCAAAATCAATTCCCTCACCATTCGGTTCACAAAACATGGTAGATACTTCAACTCTTGAAGATTTAGTAGAGACGCAGGAAATGGGCAGACGTTCAGCCGGTTCCATGGAAGTTGAGGGGGCTTTTGAGAAGAAGTACAAGGATGAGATGGTAACTAACGAGGGCAAGAAGCTCGACTTTATCATTCTTTATGGTACAGATGGAAAAGGTTCAGAGGGTATCTGTGCTTTTATTGGACAGGAGTCATTCGCCCCAGGTGAGGCATCTGATGACCACTTAACAGGAACTGCGACTGTATCAGTTCAGACAGTGCCTAAGTGGATTGAGGATAACTACGATGTTGCGGTAACAGAGGATGACCAAGGCTATCCAGCAGAAATCACACTCACAAAAAAATCATGAGCCAATCGAAAAAAGCCGTAGCGGTTGGCTATGATGATAGCACGGCTGACAGCGAACTTGAAGAAACAATATAGTAAGGTAATCGAGGCAGTGTTAAAACTGCCTCTTTCCCTATATAAATTAGGGAGAAAGGGAAAAATAAAATGAAAATTAAATTAAACGGAAAAGAATACACAGTTAAATTCGGATATGCACCGGTATATAAGAATAAAATTATCCCAAGGCTCGTAGGAATGGAGCAAAAGGGCGAGGGACTTGAAGTCATTGACAACATGCTTGGATTTTTACCGGAGTTTTTGCTCGTGGGCTTGCAAAAGTTTCACGCTGACGAATTTGGCTTTGATTTTGACGATAAAGAAGCAAAAGAGAAGCAATTAGCGAAGATGTATGATTTGCTTGACGATTATCTCGACCCAGAGAATGAAGAGGGTGGAGATATAATGTCGCTCTACAACGATTTGTCGGCTGAAATGGAGAAAAACAGTTTTTTATCAAAGATGCTGGCGAAAGAGGTACAGACAGCCAAGAAGAAACCAATCAAGAAGTAAAAGAGCTTACATGGGAAGTATATTGTAACGAAATCCGCCCACATTGGCTCTTGGTAACTAAAGGTTATGGATTTAGCGTTGAGGACATAGATATGTCTTGTCCGGCTGATTTAGAGCCTTATTCAAAGGCTTATATGCTTGAGCAAAAAGAAGCCGACTCCAACATGTGGGCTTGGTGGGGCACATACGGACTAAGCGCAACTCTTACAGCAATTGACAGAGCTTTGAATGGCAACAAAGCAAGAGCAAAATACATTGAGAAATCATTAAATGAGCAATACTCAGAAGATAACGAGCCTAAATACAAGGAGTCTAATGAGGAAATTGCCGTTTATGAGATGAAGCAACGAATTAACGCATTAAGACAGGTGGGATTACCTGAAAGTCCTGACTAATGAGGTGAAAATATGGCATATAAAGGAATTGACGTATCGTCATATCAAGGAAATATTGATTGGAGTAAGGTTAAGTGGGCTGGAGTGCAATTTGCAATCCTTAAAATAATTCGCAAAGACCTTAATCCGGATAAGACCTTTGAGCAAAATTGGAAAGGCTGTACTGATGTAGGAATGCCAATACAAGGTGTTTACAACTACTCATACGCTACAACAGTAGATAAGGCAAAGACAGACGCACAGAGAGTGATTGAGGTACTTAACGGAAGAAAAACTTTCGTTTGGTTAGATGTTGAAGATAAATGTCAGCAAGGACTCGGACAGACACTTATTGATATTATCAACACATATCAGAGCGTTATCAAAAGTACCGGGCTTAACTTCGGTGTATACACAGGACTTAGCTTTTACAATCAGTACATTGCGCCATACGCAAATCAGATTAATTGTCCGTTTTGGATAGCACGTTATCCGTCAACTAAAGGAATGTCTATTGGTGATGAGCCTAATAGCGCAAAGAAGCCTGTTATTCAACATCCTCTGTATGGCTGGCAGTATTCAAGCGCGTTTACTTGTAGCGGTCTGAATAACAGTACTGACGCTAACTTACTCTATGTTGAGCTTGGTAAGGGCGATGGAATAGAGAATAATCCGGCACCAGTAGCAACTCCGACACCAATAGCAACTCCGGTAAAGAATAACGCTTGGAAAGGCAATGAGGAGTATTACCTCGATAATAATGATGTAAGAAAATGGCAGCACGCTATGAATGTAGGCTTCGACCTCAAAGGAGCTGATGTACTGAAAGAAGATGGTAAATTTGGAGCCAACTCGCAGGCATTCGCAAAAAACCACAATCTGTGGAGTGGTCAGAAACATTACTGCCCGACAGCCATTAAGTGGTTGAGAAAAACTCTACATGACAAGTATCATTTCTACAAACTTGATACTGATTATAAAGAGTGGAGTGACTACCTCACTAAATGTGTCATGGTATTTCAAAAGAATAGAGGTCTTAAGCAAGATGGATATGTTGGATTGATTACAACATACTATCTGCTCAAAGACTAAATACATGAGAGCTACTTTAGTGTAGCTCTCTTTTTTATTACATACAGGGAGGTGAGAAAATGGCAGAGAGCATTGAGCTTCAAATCAAGTCAGACGCACAACAAGCGACTAGAGCCATAGGCAATTTACAAGCTAAGCTGCAAGGGCTTGGAGATACTCTCAATTCCCTCAATGGTGCAAGCATAAGCAATTTTGCGAGCGGAATGTCACAACTTGCAACATCACTTAGAAGCGTGAGCAGTATTGACACACGTACATTTAGCAAGATTGCCACTAACATGGAAAAGCTTGGCAACCTTGATACTGCAAGGCTTGTCAGCTCGGCAAGCGCCTTAAAGAGCATGGCAACAGAATTGTCAGGCTTTGCGAGCATATCAAAGCAATCAGCAGAAATTACACAGCTAACAGCTTCAATTTCAAAGCTTGGCTCAAAATCAGCCGGATACGCTGCGGAGAATATCAGAAACCTTGGCAGTGCCTTGAAAGAGGTAATGACAACATTATCTAACGCACCGAGAGTCAGCAACAACATTATTCAAATGACCAATGCACTTGCTAATCTGTCACAGCAAGGCTCAAAAGTCGGCTCGGCTAGTAGGTCACTTGTAACAGGCTTTTCAAACACAACTAAGTCAATTAAGAGTACAAGAAGTGGATTCAGGGGCTTAGCTTCAACTATCGGTAAGTTTTACGCAACTTATTGGTTGGTTATGCGAGCTGTCGGAAAGCTAGGCGGTGCAGTTGATTTAGCGAGCCAATTAACAGAGGTTCAAAACGTAGTAGATACCACGTTTGGTGACATGGCAAGCAAGGTTGATGATTTTACAAAAACATCAATTCAAGATTTTGGAATGTCGGAGCTGACAGTTAAGCAAATATCAAGCCGTTTCCAAGCACTGGGTACTTCTATAGGTATTTCGTCAGAGCAAGTGGCAAATGGTACGGCAGTGGCAAATAAAGCTCTTATGAGTCAAAATAACACGCTATACAAGACTACAGACAGTATGGCTGATATGTCACTTAATCTTACAAGATTAGCTGGCGATATGGCTTCGTTCTACGATGTAGACCAAGCTGATGTAGCAAAGAGCTTACAATCTATTTTTTCGGGAACAATAGCACCGCTAAGGAGATACGGACTTGATTTAACACAAGCCACACTTTCAGAATGGGCTATGAAAAACGGATTTGACGCAAATATTAAATCCATGACGCAAGCTGAAAAGGTATTGCTAAGATATAATTATGTCATGGCAAATACGCAAGCTGCACAGGGTGATTTTGCCAAGACCGCAAATACCTGGGCTAACAGTGTAAGAGTCCTTAAGCAAGAGTTCCAAGCATGGGGCAGTATCATAGGTAGCGTAGTAATCAATGCTTTAAAGCCATTTGTCCAAGCCTTAAATAAGGTAATGCTCAAAGTTATCAGTTTCACAAGAACTGTAGCTGACGCACTCGGAGCAATCTTCGGATGGACTATCGAGATAAGCGGTCGCGGTGCCACGGCTGACGGCATGGAGGACATAGCTGACGGAGTAGGCGATATTGGTGATAACGCTGATAGTTCCAATAAGAAAGCGCAAAAACTGAAAAAGACATTGCTTAGTATAGACGAGATACACGCGCTTGATGACAACAGCGATAGTGGCAGTGGTGGCGGTTCAGGCAGTGGCGGTTCAGGTGGCGGTGGAGCTGACAGTGGTGTTAATAGTTCGCTGAAAAAGACAGATGGACTGCTTGAAAAATACAAATCATCAATCAAAGACCTTTACTCGCTCGGAAAGTACATCGGTGACGCTCTAGCGAGTGCTATGGAGAGCATTGATTGGCAGAAAATTTATCGGAAAGCTGACAACTTCGGAAAAGGACTTGCAGACTTCCTTAATGGTTTAATCAGCCCAAGACTCTTTTATGACCTAGGCGCAACAATAGCCGGTTCACTGAATACAGCTTTACATTTCCTCAATTCATTCGGTACAACATTCGACTGGACTAATTTTGGCTTGTCGATTGCTAACGGCATTAATGGATTCTTTGAGAATTTTGATTTTGCATTGTTGGGGCAGACTATATCGGCATGGGCTAAAGGAATACTCTCAACTCTAACAGCAGCAGTAGAGAACACAAATTGGGCTGAAATTGGTACTCAAATAGGTACGTTTTTCGCAAATATTGACTGGGTGGGAGTTTTTCAAGATGTTCACGAGCTTGTCAATGGACTTGCAGAGGGCATTATAACAGGGCTTGCAAATTGGTTTAAAGAAGACCCTTTGAGCGCAACGATTGTAGCCGGTTTTGCTCTTGCAAAATTAACAGGAATAGACGGAAAAGTTGGCGCACTATTATCGTCAAAACTATCAAGCGTTTCTGCAAAAGTCGGATTAGTCCTTGCGGCAGATGGTGTTTCACTGTTTTTTGACTCAAAAGGAACTGATGTTAATTCCATTGTTTCACCTTTAATGGCAGGACTTGGAGCTAAACTACTCGGTGCTTCATGGCAAATATCCATTTCTGTAGCTATAGTGCTCGCCGCCGCAAACATAGGCTTAGCAGTGGGAAACTGGATAGCCGGAACAGATGTCACTTGGGGGGATATTTTCAAAAACCTAAGTGATACAAGTTGGTGGACTGATTTATTGACATATATTTCGGGAGATTTGGCAAAGTTTGGCGGAAACCTTGTAACAGATGTAAATAACTGGCTAGTAGACTTCATAAACGGAATTATTACAAAGTTAAATAAACTACCTTTTGTAGAATTGCCACTTATAAGTGAAAGCGCAAAGGTGACGAAAGATGATGTCAAAAGATACGGAGAAGAAGTAGACCAAGCTGTACAGGATATGCAGAATGGTGTCGGAAAAAGCGTAGGAAAAACGAACGAGCATATTTCGGGAGCCGGACGCAAACTTGACGAATACAGGAAAAAGACAAAAGACGATACAAGCGACATTAGTTCGTCTCACAAAACCGCAAGCGATAGTGTAAAAAACTCTCTAAGCGGTACAAATTCGGCAATAGACGGCACCAAAAATAAAATGGGAGAACTTGAAAGCAAGTCAAGTACAAGCACAACCAATTCAAAGGGTGTGTTTAACGGACTTGCAAACGCACTAGGACAAGCATTTAGCAATATAAACTCCGGCATAGACGGAACTAAAGGCAAAATGGGAGAGATGGAGAATAAGTCAAGTACAAGCTCGACAAATTCTCAAAGTGCTTTCTCAAGGCTTAAAAACGGGCTTTTGGGATTCCTTGCCTCAATAAACAACTCTATTAATGGCAACAAGGCAAAAATGGGGGAAATGCAAGACAAGGCAAATTCAAGCACAAATGGCGCCAAAAGCTCATTTTCAGATTTCGCAGCCAAAGCCAGTAGGTCACTTGCAAATACAAACAATTCCATGAGTGGAACAGAAAGGAAGATGAATAATCTGCCTAGTGTTTGGCGAGGAATTAGTTTACCGAGCATAACGGCAAAAATTAAAATCCCTCACCTGTCAGTAAGTTGGGAAGATTTTGGAAAATTCAGTTTGCCAAAAATATCTATTAGATATTATCGCCAAGGCGGTTTCCCAAAGGGCGAGGACGGAATGTTTTTAGCAAACCATAATGAGATGATAGGTAAATTCTCAAACGGCAAAAACGTGGTAGCAAATAATCAACAGATTACAGAGGGAATTAAGCAGGCTGTCATGGAGGGCATGGCACAAGTAATGATGAACTCTAATGCCGGCGGAAACTCTGCACCTATCATTGAAAACGTGTTCAAATGCGACAGCGAAACGCTCTATCGCATGACACAGGTAGGTAAAGCAAAGCACGGGCAACGATATATTGTAGCAAATGAATTTGGCTAAGACACTCACCCTTGCGTGGGTGTCTTTTTATGTGAGGTGATGTACATATGGCGATGATGTTAGTAGACGGAGTGGAATTACCTACTCCGTCAAGCTTTGAATGGGGCTTGATTGATGTGTCTGCAAGCGATAGTGGACGTACACAGGACGGCAAAATGCACAAGAATAGAATAGCGCAGAAACGGCAACTTAAATTGTCGTGGAATGGTACAGACAAGGCTAGGACAGCAAAGATACTTCAAATGGTGAACCCCGAATATATCAGAGTGACATATCCTGACGCTATGAGCGGAACTGATGAAACACGTACATTCTATGTGGGTGACAGAACCGCACCTATCAAGATATGGACTGTTGGCAATAAGAGGTATGAGGTATTAAGCTTTCCTCTCATAGAAGAATAAGGCGGTGATTAAATGCTAAACGTATCAGCTAAATGGCAAAGGGCAGTAATGCTCGATAATGACATAAACGTAAATTGTTTTGCTGACATAGTTACGGCAAGTGGCGAGAAAATCCCTATTAGTGATAGTGAGCTGTGGGCGAATGGCTTCGAAGTTAATGACTCAACATCAAGCAATGGTACTTTCACAATCGGGGCTTTGATTGCCGGAAAACTGAAAATTAAGCTGAATAATATTTATGAAGATTACAACAAGTATGATTTTGATAAGGCAAGTGCAACAGCATATGTTTCAAAAAGCTTTTCTGACGGCACAACCGAAAAACTAAAAATCGGTGAGTATAGAGTCAGCGAGACGAGCTATGATGGCTCACTCATAACGCTTACTTGCCTTGACAATATTAATAATTTCAATCGCGAGTACGATAGCAATTTAAGCTACCCTACGACAGCATATGAGGTAGTCAGAGACGCTTGTATTAAGTGTGATGTACCTTTTACTATGGCGAGATTCGATAACTCTGATTACGTGATTAACGAGATACCGAGTGATAATCAAAAGCTCACATATGGACAGGCTATAGCTTACATTTTGCAGTTAAGCGGATTATGGGGCAAATGCGGTCATGATGGCGAATTGCTTATCGAGTGGTATGATATGAGCCAGTTTGGGAGCCAAAATTACAATGGCGGAACTTTTAGCACAAAAACTACACCATACTCTGACGGAGACAGCGTTGATGGTGGAAAGTTCACCGACTATTCAAGTGGAGATAGTGCTGATGGTGGAACATTCACGGAGGCGAGAAATTACCACAATATTTACACGCAAAAAGACTTGAATGTTGCGACCGATGATGTTGTTATCACCGGGGTAAAGGTAACTGTAACCTCAAAAGAGGACAAGACAAAAGATGTTAATGCTCTTGCCGGAAAAGAGGAATATGTAGTCTCAATCTCTGACAATCCCTTCATTCCGGCAGACAAGGCACAGACAGTTGCAAACTATATCTTCAAAAAAATCGGTGGCATGAGGTTTAGACCTCTTGACGCTACGCTCTTGTCAAACCCACTGATTGAGAGCGGAGATGTGGCGCTTGTGACAGACCGCAAGCAGAATACCTATAGCTGTTTTATTTCCAACCGAACATTTACAGTTGGAAGTGGCACTAAAATTTCGTGTGATGCCGAAAATGCCTCAAGAAATAGTGCTGATAAATTCAGTAATGAGACAAAGGCTGTCGTACAAGCTAGGAAAGTTGCGCAGGCACAATTAAGCGTATATGACAAGCAAATGCAATTGCTGACACAGTTAATGTCTCAATCACTTGGGCTTTTTAAGACTGAACAGGTGCAAGAGGATGGCTCAATTATTTACATTATGCACAATAAAGCTGACCTTAATTCAAGCAATATACAGTGGAAAATGACAGCTAATGGCATGGCTGTATCAAGCGATTATGGTAAAACGTGGAATGCCGGAGTTGATAAAGACGGAAACGCTATTTTCAATATTATGTCGGCCATCGGCATTAATTTTGACTGGGCGCATGGTGGTACGCTCACTCTAGGCGGTGAGAATAACACAAACGGCAAGCAGTATGTCAAAGACGCAAAAGGAAAAATTCTGATTACGCTTGATAACAAGGGCATTACGCTCGCTGACGGAGTGAGTATTTCGTGGAACAATATCTCAGACCAACCCGATTTTGCAACAAACGATAAGTTAAACGAATTAAAAGACAATATTGGCTATACGCAAATAGGAAAAGAGTATGTTATTTCCCCAAAAATTGTAGGAGCATACGGCGAATTTACAAAAGCTTTCAATGTTGATGTTGTCAACCCGTCCACAGGACTCAATCAAAGTTTTTGGGCGCAAGACGCGGAAACAGGGACAAAAATAAGCGGAAATTACAGTGGAAATGATATTGATAATAATCTTACAGTAAATCCAGAGGGAGCAAACCTTTTTTCAAACGTTGGAGGACATACTAGCGGTATGGGCTGTGGCGGTGGCTTTGCAAGCATAAACGGTGAAACGGTTAATGTAAGTGGAACTAACGTTGATATTACCGCAAACAATTTGACTCTTAATGGGGTTGAAACTGTTTTTGGCTCAAAAACATTTACCAATGAAAACGGCTGGTATTGGAGACAGTGGACAGATGGATATATAGAAATGTGGGGAAGTTTTCCCGCGACTGTCTCGTTTGGCTCTAAATATGGTAGTCTGTATTATACTTATGGAAGCGTATATATGCCAGACGGAATAAAAAGTATCTTACATACTACAGGTACTGTGTTTTGTAGCGCCGGCGGGTTGTATTCTATTTTTTTTACAAGATGGAGCAGTAATGAGTTGGGGTTTTGTATAAACTCGGCTGCTGCAGAAACAAACAAACAATTGTATTTACAACTTCACGTTTTAGGCAAATGGAGATAATTGATGAAAGCGAGGCGTAATTTATGGCAATTCAAATGAGACGAGGGGCATACGCGGAGTTTGACCCCTTAAAAATGAAAGCCGGAGAATGGGCGGTATCGACCGATTCCGACACGAAAAAACAGCAGATATGGATGTGTTTTGCACCCGGAATAGTTAAGCGAATGGGAACTGTTGAGGATTTTGACGTTGAAATTCAAAGACTTATTCAGAGTTACCTTGACGGCATGGCTCAATCCGTGTCACAGGCTCAAAAATCAGCACAAACTGCGACAGAAAAAGCCAACTCAGCAAGCAGTTCTGCTTCACAAGCTCAAAAATCGGCAGAACTTGCCACAAGCAAAGCTCAAGAATCAGCTACTTCTGCAAACAATGCTAAGGCAAGCGAAACAAAAGCCAAGGCTTCTGAAACCAATGCTAGGACAAGTGAGGACAGTGCGTCTATCTCTGCACGTAACGCTAAGACAAGCGAAACAAATTCTAAGGCCAGTGAAACTAATGCTAAGAAATCAGAGGCTAATGCGTCTACAAGCGCAGCTAACGCAAAAAACAGTGAAACTAATGCCAAGGCTTCTGCTACTAGCGCGTCAACTTCTGCAAACAATGCTAAGGCAAGCGAAACAAAAGCCAAGGCTTCTGAAACCAATGCTAGGACAAGTGAGACTAACTCTGCAAAGAGCGAGTCGGAAGCGCAAAAGTACGCAGAACAAGCCAAAGAAATATCTGAGAGCTTAAGTGGAGCATTAAGACCTCTTGGAACAATTAACTTTGCCGACTTACCGAGCACAGCGAATGCCACTTCCGGTGATATGTACAACATAGCCGACCAATTTACCACAACCACTGGTTTTAAAGAGGGGGCCGGTAATATAATCCCCGCCGGCAGTAATGTATATCTGACAATCGACAGATATTGGGATGTGCTTGCCGGCACACCGGTAACAGGAGTAAAAGGCGCAAAAGAAGCTTATTATCGCAGAGGAAATGTAAACATAACTCCTGCCAATATCGGAGCGGTTGCAGAAGGTGGAAATATAAGCGATACAACAGTTACTTTTGCCGCTACAACAACTAGAGCAAACCTTGTTTCTGGTGAAAAAGTGTCGGTCGGCTTCGGAAAAATTAAGAAGTGGTTCGCTGATTTGAAAAGCTTTGCCTTTAAAGATTTGGCGAATAACCTCACGACTTCTACCACTGGAAACGCATTAGACGCGAGTCAAGGCAAGATTTTGAATGACAAATACGATGAATTAAACCAGAGTTTAGGTAATATGCATTTGGTTCATTTAGAAAGTCAACGAATTAATGGAGTAGGATATTCATTTGTATATATTGGCTATAAAACTGGATACAGACTTATAAATGTTATAGTTAATTATAATACTTCTAGCAAAGGAAATTATCGAATAAATACAATTCAATATGACGATACAAATAAAGTGTATGTGGTATATATAAATCAAACACTTGCATCAGGTAGTTATTTGCTTGCCGATTTAATATATATGTCTGAATAATTTTTATTTCTTACTAAATATATGATACATTTGTAAAAGTTAATATTTAGTTACTCCTATTTACTAAAGAGATATTGGTTTACAATTGGATTTGTTTAAGATATAGGTGTTGGAATTACTGAATTTTCAATATATGAATTAAAATATAAGCATGTAATCGATAATCTTACTCTTATACCAGCATTACTAACGTTTTTCATCTGAATTCCTACCCCTGACGAAGCATATATCATACTATACACAAAAGCATTAGAATAACCGCCACCGTTTGTAGTTGCATTCCAAAAAGACGTATTTACTATTATTCTAGTGTAGCCTTTTACTGATTTAAATTTAGTATATTCAACCTGAGTAGTTCCGTTAGCCCCAATATATATATTATCAATTGTTTCATTTACAGCTACAATAGTAAATTTTTTATCTAAACTCTGGTTTAGCAGACTATCACAAATAGGATTTTGCACATAAAAAGAGAGAGCATAAGCCCTCTCGATTATTTTACAGGAATAGGGTTACAAAACAGTCCATATTGTCAATATTCGACAAAAATAAAACACTTTAAAGTGCTACAGTAATGATGTTCTCAAACAAGAGAACTCTTCAAGTTTCGGTAGGGCGGTGGATTATTCTGCCGTCCTTATTGACGTTTAAGAACAAATGTTCTATAATGGATGTATCGGAGGTAGTGTTGTATGGAATATAAGGATGAAATAAAGAAACTAATTGATAGCATTGAAAATGAAAAACTACTCGACTTTTTGCTAGGCTTCATAAAGTCGGCAATTAAGCGGTGGGGATAAAAAATAGAGGTAGGAAAAACCTACCTCTGCAAAAAAGATTTATCTGAAACGATTACCACAATTCAAACAGATAAACTCGTCAACGGCATATCCGCTTCTTGCCTTTTTCACAACCTTTTCTTTTTTATTAACAAGTGTAAAAGGTCGGAGCGGATTTAGATTTGCCGTATACCTAGTTTTCGTCTTTTCAGGACGAGCACCATAAATTTGTTGACCGGCATACTGAAAATGCGTCGAGCCACAATACGGACAACACTTCTGTCCTTGTTCATTATACGTGGTATTTCCATTATTACTACTATCTATATCTGCTAATTTTTCAAGTAAAACAATCAATCCCACAACCATAATAACCATAAGTATTACATACATAATAAATCCCCCTTATTTTAAATTTCTCAAAATCTGCATTATAGCTTTCTGACTATCTTCTGATAGCTTTGAGTATAACTCTATAAGCTCGGTATATGTGTCCGATAGCTCGGAGCTTGGGGCAGATGTCTTTGCACCGTCCATTAAATATCCGGGGCTTAAATCAAGCACACCACATATTAATTCTACTGTGTCCATGTCAGGTTTGGACTTATCTTTTTCCCAATCACTAATTGAATTATGTTTTGCGTTTATTAATTCTGCAAGTTGTCTTTGAGTGTAGTGCTTAGAAATCCTTGCAGTTTTTATTTTCTCACCAAAAGTCATATATGAATACCTCCTTTCTAATATTGATAATAATATAAAAATTTCGGATAGTCAAGAAAAAAATTTCGGATAAACCGAAAAAAGTTCTTGACATTCGGATAAACCGAAACTATAATACAATTGTTCGGTAAAACCGAAACAAAACAGAAAGGAGAAAAGAATATGTGCGTAGGACAGAAAATTAAAACTTATTTAGAGGACAACGGCATTACGCAGACTTTTGTTGCTAGTAAGACAGGTATTCCTGTTCAGAAGCTGAATTTATCACTCAATGGCAACAGAAGATTAGACTTCAACGAGTATGAGTTAATCTGCGGAGCATTATCAGTTGGTGCGGATAAGTTTTTGGAGCCAAAGACTTTAGAGAGAAAGGAGTAGGAATGAGGTTGTTCGTGAGAAAAGAAATGCTCAACACATTAAAAAGCATTGACAGTACTTTAAAACGTATTGAGCAATCCATAAACAATGATGAGAAACATCACCTTAATATTTGCAATGCTGTTTCTCATGCACTGAAAGGTGAAAGATATACACCTATTCAGTCAGATGATTTAGTGCAAACTGATAAGCAGATTTAAGATACTGAATTTCCTCAACAGACATTTCAGTATTGCCACACATTACGGCACTACGGCTGTCTATTTGGTATTCGGCTAACTTTGAATTTGCATATACGATTGCTAAATCATGAATTTCATCATGAGTCATTTGTTTCACCTCCTTATTATCTAATGAGGAGATTATACCACAGAAAGGAGAAAACATGAACGATTTACAAATTTTCAACAATGAAGAGTTTGGAGAAGTCCGAACAGCGGTAATAAATGATGAACCTATGTTTTGCTTGGCTGATATATGCAGAGTGCTAGAAATCAAAAATGTTTCTGATTGCAAAAGCAGATTAAGACAAAAGGGTATAGTTACTACCGATACCCTTACAAATGGCGGCAAGCAGAAGATGATTTTTATTGACGAAAGTAATCTTTACAAGACAATCTTTCAGAGCCGTAAAGAAAGCGCAGAGAGATTTACAGAATGGGTTACATCAGAGGTACTTCCGTCAATCAGAAAAACAGGCAGTTATGGTATGCCAAAGACAACAGGCGGTCAGATACAGCTTTTGGCACAAGGCTATACAGAATTAGAGCAGAAAGTAAACGACATCAAAGATGATGTGAGCGAGCTTAAGGAAAATGTACCACTTTACAGTTGCGATATTGACGAGATACAACAGCATGTTAAGCGCAGAGTTGTAAATATCCTCGGTGGCAAGCAGAGCGAAGCATACAGGGATAACAGTATCAGACATAAGACATTTTCTGATATATGGACACAGTTAAAGCGTGAGTATGGTTGCGTATCTACTTATAAGAGTATCAAGAGAAAGTATATAGACGATGTGCATGAGTTTATTGATTGCTATGTCGTGCCTAAATATCTTGATGAGCTTATTCAGGACGCAAACGCTCAACAGAGTTTTGCATAGTGAGGTGATTGTATGAGAAAAAGAACTCTAAAGCAAAAATTCTATACCGGTTGTGGCTATTCGATTTTCGGGGTGTTGGCGTTCACTTTTTTTCTTGGATTATCGGTGGCATACGGAATTAAGGCGGCGAGTATTATCGTTGGAGCAATCGTAACAGTATTTTGGCTGATACTGATTGCAATATGTCTCATAGAGGAGGGCGAACCGCATGAGAAAAAGAAACCTGATGTTGATGTTATTAATTTCAACAATTGGAATTATGACCTTAAAGCCAATAGTAGCGAAAGCAGATAGCAAAATTGAGCTGACAGCCGGTGTTTCTTCCTATTTAAATGATGTAATGCTAGGGAAGATTGAGCCAACAGTAATTCAGAATGAGCCGGTTGTAGTTGAGCAGACCTATGTAGAACCAACAGTTCCAACTTGCCACAAGAAGTACAGTTGTAGCCGATTTAGGAAGCTAGGGCGAGTCCGATATGGTGATTACACTTATACGTGGTACTCACAGAGAGTGTTACCTGGAGGCGGTTTGAATATCCCAGGCAGACATTTAAACGAGCACGGATTAGTAGTTGATGAAAACGAATACGTTGTAATTGCAAGTGATGATTTACCACATGGAGTTGTGGTCGATACTCCTGTTGGCATACAAGGAATTGTATATGACGAGGGGAGCGGAAATGGAAATCTTGACATCTACTGCGATTGGTAGCCAATTGAAACGTCAGAGTGCTAACGATTACCTACAAGAATTATATCGAGCTAAGCGGCACAAGGACAAATCGTTTGACTTTCAAGCGTTACTAGATAAAGAAATGGAGAAGCTAAATGAGCAGTGTAAGACGAATTAGGTTAGGTGATACAAGATACAGATTGAAGCCATTAACAAGAGAGCAGAAGCTATTGCTCAACAAGGCTCATTACGTGGCTAATGAGTGGCTTTTTGTATCGGAGTCGGACTCGTATTTGAGAGTTGTTAAAAAATCAAGCCTACACGGAAATTTGATTCTGAAAACCATAAACAAATAGAAAGAGAGGAAACGCAATGAAGATTACACATGTATTTGCACAGAATTTTTGTAAATTCTATGGCAAAAACACATTAGACACAGATTTTTCAATGAAAACTGTGTTATCCGGTCAGAATGAAGTCGGCAAATCGACAGTTAAGAGAATTATTCTTGATGTGCTGAATTGTCACGATGAGAACGACAGAGAGATTACAGGCATAAGACCGCACGATGAAAACGGAGTTGAGATTGACGATGTTGACATCACAAGAGCCGTTACCTTTGAGGTTGACGGAAAAGCAAAGACTCTGAAAAAGGTTACAAGGCAGAAACGTAACAAAAAGGGTGAGATTACAGGCAGCGTTACTGATTATTCAATCAATGACGTGCCGTATAAAATGGCAGACTACAATCAGTACATCAATGACAACATGGCAGAGCTTGGAGTATTACCATTTTGCTTAAATGCCATGACACTGCTTAACAAGTCACAGGCAGAGCAGAGATTAGCGCTTGCAAGCTATTTTGGAACACATACTGATGAAGAAATCTGCGATATGTTTCCACAGTTTGCCGAACTTAAGCCAATGTTTGACGATGGGGATGTAGACCAGCTCAAAAAAGTATGCCGTGGCAAGCTGAACGGCACAGGTGGTAGGAATGGCTCAAAAGGACTTGTCAAGGAAAGAGACGAAATCTCAACAAGGATTGATACAATTCATTCTACCAATGAGTATACAGACCTTGCAGAGCTTGAATTACAAAAGAAAACCTATGAGCCGCAGCTTAAGGAAATTGAAGATAAGCTGTCCGACTACAATAAGATTTTAGAGGATAAGCAGAAAGCCACAGAAGACATTATGAGCCTTAAATTTGAGCTTTCTGATATGGAGAGAAAAGCTAATGCCGAAAATCAGAAAAAGCGCATGGAGCTACAGTTACAGATTGATGGCTTCGACGCTTCAATCCGCAAAACAGAGTCAATGATAAGAGTTGGAAAAGCTAGCATTAAAAGCTCCGAAAGAGAGATTGGAGATTGCGCAATAGACTTAGCAAAGGTACGTGCTGACTGGAAAAAAGCAAAGGCACTTTCCTTTGATGAAAGCAGTGTTAATTGTCCGATGTGTGGTCAGAGATTACCGGAAGATACAATAGAGAGTTTGAGAACTGATTTTAGTGATAAAAAATTGAAGAAGCTTAAAGAGCTTGAGGATAAGGGCAATTCATTATCAAATGACAGTAAGGAACTCAAACAGGCTATTGAGGATAAGAAGAAAGAAATAGCTGACCTCGAAGCAGAACTTAAGGAGCTGACAGAAAAGCGTGATACTGTTGCTAACAAGTTTGAACGTGATAACATCGCTGAAGAGCTTGGAATGGTACCTACTGATATTGATATGACAGGTAACAGTGAGTATCAGGCACTTAAAGCTAAAATCGAGGAAAAAGAGAAAGCTCTTGCCGATGAAAATGATACATCGGAACTTATCAGAAAGTTCAAAAACGAGCGAAACGAACTGTTAAGGCAAGTTTCATCAGTTGATACAAAGATTGAGCTTGGTGTGGCGAATAACAAGCGTATAGATGATAGCATAGCTGACCTTGAAAATAAGAGAACAGACCTCAATCAGGAGATAGCCGATTGGGAGAGAAAGCTTGATTTGCTGAAAGAGTTTACTCGCAAGAAGAATGAGCTTTTACAGGCTGACGTTAATAAGTATCTGAATTTTGCCACAGCAAAGCTGTTTAGACCGCTCTTAAATGGTGATACCGAGGAGTGCTGCGACTTTGTATACAATGGTGAAGCATATGCGAGAAATCTGAATCATGGTGCGAGGATGCTGACAGAAGTTGATATATGCCGAGCTTTTCAGAAAGTGGCAAACGTTAATTTCCCAATTATCATTGATGATACAGAGAGCGTTGACGATTGGAGAATACCACAGATTGATAACCAGTTGATTATGTTAAAACATACACAGGATAAAGAGCTTGTGATTGAAAATATGGAGGTATAGAGATGATTAAAGCAAAAGACGGAGAAGTTACATTTAGAGGCGCAAGAAGCAATATTATGGCAGAGGCAGTCACTGTTTTACGTGCGCTTAAAGAGGAACTTTCAGAGGAAGAGTACAAAATGGTGATTAGGCTTGCTGATAAAAGCGAGGAACAGGTGAAAGACGAAGCTGAGAGAGCAAGAGAAACACTCAAAAAGTTACTTGGATTATAGGAGGCATAGACATGAGTATTAAGAAGAGAAATTATTACATGGGCGGTAAGAAACATACTGTGGAGCTTAAGTATGACGGATATATGTATACAGTTATATCTGACGGAGTTTTATTCAAGCAGACACCTAATGAACTGTTTGCGGTTCAGGTTTTTAATGAGGTTTAAGACAATGGAAGAAATAAGAACAAATCTATCAAAAGAAGATGTTCTACACAATATGCTTGAGCTTGTCGGCTATTTAGTCGAACAAGAGGAAGAGGTAGACGAGATTGAGGTAAAAGTGAAAGATTTGAATATGCAATTTAAAGCATGGAGAGATGAGAAGCAAAGAGAGGAGAATCGATGAGTATAAAAGGATATAAGGCATTTAACAGAGGAATGATATGCAAAGGCAAGCAATACGAAGAAAATACTACTTACGAAGAAAAAGGAAACAAAATATGTGAAGCGGGTGTAATGCATTTCTGTGAAAATCCATTTGATGTGTTGAATTATTATCCACTTATTGATGAAGATGGCAACATTTCAGATTTTGCAGATGTTGAAGCTATTGGAGATATTTATAAAGGAAAGGATAAAACAGCTACAAATAAGCTCCATATTGGTGCAAAACTTGGGCTTAAAGGGTTTATTAAGGCTTGCGTAGATTTTACAATTGAGAAAACAAAAGTTGAGACAGTCAAAGCAGACGATGTTGGTATCAGTAGTGGAGATTCCGCAAAGATAGGCAGTAGTGGAGATTACGCAAAGATAGGCAGTAGTGGAGATTACGCAAAGATAGGCAGTAGTGGAGATTACGCAAAGATAGGCAGTAGTGGAGATTACGCAAAGATAGGCAGTAGTGGAGATTCCGCACAGATAGGCAGTAGTGGAGATTCCGCAAATATAGGCAGTAGTGGAGATTCCGCACAGATAGGCAGTAGTGGAGATTCCGCACAGATAGGCAGTAGTGGAGATTACGCACAGATAGGCAGTAGTGGAGATTACGCAAAGATAGGCAGTAGTGGAGATTCCGCAAAGATAGGCAGTAGTGGAGATTCCGCACAGATAGGCAGTAGTGGAGATTACGCAAAGATAGGCAGTAGTGGAGATTCCGCACAGATAGGCAGTAGTGGAGATTCCGCAAAGATAGGCAGTAGTGGAGATTACGCAAAGATAGGCAGTAGTGGAGATTACGCACAGATAGGCAGTAGTGGAGATTCCGCAAAGATAGGCAGTAGTGGAGATTACGCAAAGATAACATCAGAAGGTAATAACTCTGTGGTTATGGCAGCAGGCTGCAATTCAATAGCAAAGGCAAAAATCGGTAGTTGGATAACATTAGCCGAATGGATTAGAACTGATAAAGCAAATGATAGTGGTAATTATATATGGATTCCTAAGTGCGTAAAAACAGAATATGTAGACGGAGAACGTATCAAAGAAGATATATTCTATAAATTAGTTGATGGCGAATTTAAAGAAGTAGAAAGCGAGGATTAATTATGGCAGAGAATACAGCAGTTGCGGAAAAGAAAGAAGCTGAAAGCAGAGAGCTTGTAGCAAAAGATTTTACAGAGGGAATGGTTGTGAAAATCAAGCAGAAAGAGAAATTTGGCTTGACATTTCCTAAAGATTACAACTATACAAATGAGCTTATGTCGGCAATGCTTATCTTACAGGACACACAGGATATGAATAAGAAGCCTGTATTACAGAGCTGCACAAGGGCAAGTATCGAAAATGCACTTATTGAAATGGTGACAGACGGATTATCAATAAGAAAGAAACAGTGTTACCCAGTCGCTTATGCGGGCAAATTAAGCTGTCAGCCGTCTGTTTATGGTGCGACTTGTCTTGCTAGAAGATATGGGCTTAAAGACATTAATGCATCAGTTATTTATAAAGGAGATGTATTCAAGTACCACAAAGAGGATGCAAAGACAATTATTGATTGCCACGAACAGAGCTTTGAGAATATCGACAATGACAAGATTGTTGGTGCTTATGCAGTAGCAATTATGGGAAATGGTGAGAAGATTGCAGAAGTTATGACTATGGCACAGATAAAGACAGCTTGGAAACAGGGATACGGATATAAGGAGACCGGAAACGGAGTTCATCAGAAATTTGCAGACCAAATGGCTATGAAAACTGTTAAAAACAGACTTCTCAAAGCTATCAACAATACTCATAGCGGTTTTGGTAAAGAAGATGATTACGAGGAAATCAGCCGCGATGAAATGCTTGAACAGGATGTTGCTTATGATATTGAGCAGAACGCAAACACAGTAGATTTTGACGAGGACAACATAATTGATGTAGAGCCGACCGACACGGCCGACAAGCAGTCAGAGGAACTGCCGCCGTTCATGCAGAGTGAGGAGAGCTGATATGAGAGTAATTTCACAGGATGGAACACTTGATATGCCATATGAAGAGGTGATTATTCAGAGATTCAGGTCAAGAATTTATTTTCTGAATAAAAACTTAACAGGCGTTGAGTCGCTTAGTGATGACATGCAAATTGCTGAATATTCCACCGAAGCAAAGGCAATTAAGGCTATGGAAATGTTGAGAGAACATAATGAGGGTGTAATTTTTCTCAAAACAATAATAAATACCGAAAAAGGTACTACGTTCGTAAGTAGTTTGTCGAAAACTGATTTTAACAAGCTGACGCAGAATTACTTTCAGTTCCCACAGGATGATGAAATCGAGGTGTGAGTATGAGAATTATTAAAGGCAAAGAAAAAGAATACAAGGATTGGTACGACAAGAATAGTGACGGATACAGCAGAGCTTGCTTCACTTATGCTGAAAGGTGGGCTGAACTGTTAGAAGCAGAAATTGACAAGAGCAATGATATTAAGAAGTGCCTCGTTGATAACGCAGACAGATTGAGCCGTGAAGCAGACACAGAGGGTATAACAGAATTTATGTACGGATGTGCAGTTAGCATTCTTTCGCAGTGCTGGGAATACGGAGAGTATTTGAGAAAATGGCACAATAAAGAGTATGACTATGACGGGAAAGGCGTTGTTAATCCAGCGCTTATGAGGATAAGCAAATGAAACTTAAATGCTTAGGCTCATCGTCAGCCGGAAATTGCTATCTGCTAACTTCCAACAATGGAGAAACACTTATCCTTGATTGTGGAATACCGATTAAGGAGATTGAAAAAGGCTTAGATTGGCACATAAGGGGGATAAGGGGCATGATAATAAGTCATGCCCACCTCTAGACCATAGCAAGTCATTAAACGATTTTAAGGCTATGGGAATACCGATTTATGCACCATATTTGAAGATTGATTATATGTCAATGAATATGGGCGAATTTACAGTAAAACCCTTTGATTTAACAACAATAGACGGAAATTGGACACACACAAATGCAAACGGAACACCTTGCCCGATATTCGGCTTTCTGATTACTCATAAGGAAATGGGGAGAATGCTTTACATAACCGATTGTGAGGTTGTCAAATGGAAATTCAAAGATATAAACCACATTCTATTAGGTGTGAATTATGACAAGGATTTAATTGACAGGGATAACACAGGCAAAGCTAATCACGTTTTCAGAGGTCACTTAAGTATTGACACGGCTTGTGATTTTGTTAAGGCAAATTATTCAGATAGCTTGCAGAATGTCATAATGTGTCATCTATCAAGTGAAAATGCTGATAGAGATAATTTTATCGAGAAGATGAAAAAAGTCGCTTGCGGGGCAAATGTGGATGTTGCAGAGCGCAACAAGGAATGGGCTTTAAGGAAAGGGGATGAATGTCCATTTTGAGAATAGAAAGGACAAGATATGCCGTTATGAGACGAAATCGCACTGAAATATGGTGCGGTTTATCAAGAGAATTTCATTTTGTCAAAGTTGATGAATTGAAAGATACGGCAATTAAAACATACAGAACAGCAAAACAGGCTGAAAGCGGTTGTTCTTCTTGGGATAGAGATTTTGAAATTGTTAAATGCAAAGAAATTATTGATATAGAAAGTGAGGAAAAATAATGAATTTTGTAGCATTAATGGGCCGATTAACTAGAGATCCGGATATTAGATATTCACAGGGAGAGAATGCAATGGCAATAGCAAGGTTTACACTTGCCGTTGACAAGAATTTTAAGAAGAAAGACGATAAGGCAAATTTCATTAACTGCGTGGCTTTTGGCAAGATTGCTGAAACAGTAGAAAAGCACGTATTTAAAGGCTCAAAGATAGCGGTTATCGGTGAGTGGACTACAGGCAGTTACAAGAATAGAGACGGAAACACAGTCTACACTAACGATTGCAACATATCTAAGTTGGAATTTTGCGACAGTAAAAATTCAAGTGGCAGCAGTGCAGAGCCACAGCCAAAACCCGATGATGGCTTTATGTCAATTCCTGATGGTATTGACGGGGAATTACCATTTAACTAAGAGTCGATTGATTATAGGGCAGTCAATAACGGTTGTCCTAGAAAGGGAAAAATAATGGATTATACGAACGAAGTATTTGCGAACATTGCAAAGGAAATAGCTGACCGGAAAGGGTATGTAATTACAAGAGCGTTTACATCGCAGATTGCAGAATTATTACAGAAAAACGGCATTATACCGATATGCAGCGAAAGATACATAAATCTTAACCCTGATGTGCCGAATTACAGTTCTGTCAGAAGAGTCACTGTTTCTTTTGATGAGCTTGATTGCACCAAGCATGACCGAGAAGTTAGAGAACAGGCATACAGAGATTTTATCAAGGAATTTGAGAGCAGAGTTAATTCAAAAGATATATCTGAAAAACTCTTTGAAACTGAATGTATATTATTGGAGCGTGATAAGAATGGGACTAATTGATGCAGATGCACTAAAGAAAGATTTAAAATCGGTCACTTTAAGCAATGGAACTTTAGTAAATACAAATGCAGTATTGCATTTACTAGAAGAATATCCGACCGCCTATGATGTAGACAAGGTTGTGGAGCAGTTGGAAAAGAAGATACAGACGCATGAGTGTTGTATAGAATATGAAAAGAAAAATGGAACGATAACAGAAGAATTTCAGCAAAGAAAAGCGGTTGAAGTGCTGAAAGATGCAATTGAGATTGTAAAGAGAGGCGGAGACATTGAATTGTCAAAACATAGCAAGAGCCAAGGCGATTGAACAGGAAAATAAAAAGCGACTATTGAAGCTGAATCCAAAGCTGAATGATAAAAGCGGAATATACTTCTTGCTCCGAGAAGATGAAAACGGATTTAAGTATGCGTATGTCGGACAGGCAGTACATACACTTAGCAGATTGGCAAGCCACCTTGTAGGTTATGAACAGCACATAGACCTTAGCTTGCGCAAGCACAAGCTGTATGACAAAGAGAAAAATCCTTATGGTTGGCGAGTTGAATTTCTGAATTTTCCCGAAAGTCAGCTTGACGAGAAAGAGAAGTATTACATTAAGCAGATGAAAAGATAGGAGGTAAAGAGGTTTGTGCGCACATTAAAACTGGTTTTACTCCGATTGAAAAATGGAACAGAGGAATGTAAATATTTTCAATGATGATTGCTTAAACATTATTAAGAAGATTCCAAACGAAAGCATTGACTTAATAGCGACAGACCCACCATATCCAACAACATCGAGAGGAAGTGCTGGAAACAGTGGTGGAATGTTGCAAAAGGAAATAAATAAAAAAGGAATAGTATTTACGCACAATAACATTGACTGCTCGGAATATGCATCAGAGTTTTACAGAATACTTAAAGATGGTAGCCATTGTTATGTTATGACTAATCATGTCAATCTTATACACATGCTAAACGCTTTTACTGATTTAAGAACCGATAAGGAAAAAGAGCAAGGGCTTAAAACTTATGGATTCCATTTTATTAAATCGTTGATATGGGATAAGGGAAACAAAATAATGGGTCAGTATTATATGTCACAATTTGAATACATTTTGTTTTTCCGAAAAGGAAAAGGAGTAAAAATAAACAACTGCGGAACAAGTGATATATTGTCTATCCCAAATAAAAAGAAAAAGGATGCAAGTGGGAATAATCTACATGACACAGAAAAACCTGCTGAACTAATGAAAATATTGATTGAAAATTCTTCGGATAAAGGGCAAGTTGTTTTAGACCCTTTTATGGGGATAGGAAGCACAGGAATTGCTTGTATAAAAGCAGATAGAAAATTTATCGGAATTGAATTAGACCCACATTATTTTGAAATTGCAAAGAAAGAAATGCTTGTGTTTGAGAAAGATAACCAGATGAGCATAACCGATTTCATATAAAGAAAGGAATGATACCGTGTTTTTATTACTAGCGTTTGTATTTATGGTTTTAAGTTGGATTTTTGCGTTAAAATGCGACAAGTTTAATATCAAGAAAGACATTGTATGGCTTGTATTGTCAATCTTATTTGGATTTTTAGATGTTTTATTTTGTGCATTACATTTTATTTTGTAAAGGAATAGGAGTGTGAACCGATTGAGTAATATGCGACAAATATATGCAATCAAAAGCAAAAACAGAAAGCGGATATTAGAAGTTTGCCCCGATATGAAGAATCAAAGCGGTATTTACTTCTACACTAGAACCGATGAAAACGGAATATCGTACTTTTATATCGGCCAAAGCGTAGATTGCTTAGAACGTAGTATATCGCACTTGACAGGCTATCAGCACATAGATTTATCAATCAAGAAAAGAGGATTTTATAGCGAAAACAATCCTTATGGTTGGAAGTTGAATGTTATGTATTATCCGAAAGACAAACTTGACGAAATGGAGCAATATTGGATTTTGGAATACACAAAAAGAGGTTATCAGTGCAGATACAACAAGACTGCTGGCGGTCAGGGAGAGGGCAAGGAAAAGATAAATGAGTTTAAGCCATCTAAAGGCTACAGAGACGGCATACAGCAAGGTAGAAAGAACCTCGCAAGGGAATTATCGCATATCATCGAAAAACACCTTGTTGTGACGATTAGAGAGGATAAACAGGGCAATAAGGTGTCACAGAAGCAACTAGATAAATTTATGGAGCTTATTAATGCAGATTCATATAAGGACGTTGAGTAAATGAAAAGAAAGGCGGCAATTATGGATAAATCACAATACTTAGAAGAAATAAAATCAACTACTGAGAATTGTTACAACATTGGATATAAGTGTAGATATGAAGCAGCGATAGAAGATTTGAAAACAAAAATCATTGCAAATATGCATGTTGATATATCTGCAAAGATGATGAATGAGTTATTAGACGAATTAAGCAGCGTTTAGGAGAGGTGACATGAAAAAGAAAATAATTATATTTATGTTAAAGCATGATATTTTAAGAAACATATTTTTGATTGTTATGTCAGTGCCGGTAAGTATTTTCTATGGTTTAAAAGGATTCTGCGAAGAATTTTGCGGTGTATGGGAAGACACATTTGATAGCATAAAGGATAATGCTGAAGGAGTAAAAAGAAATTATGAATGAAGAAATGATGTTTACAGCTTGTAATATTCCGAAGTTTTTAGAGGAACAGATGAATAAAATGAAAGACACTCTTACAGGTGGTATGAACGAAGATAATCTTAAAGGTTTTGAGTATGCAGTAGATACTATGTTAAGTATTCTTAGGCAGATAATTCGTGCAGCCGAGATGGATGATGAGATTCTTGTGCATAGCGATAAAATCGCTGATGAGAATGAATTAGAAGAGTTTGATTTACATGATTTGTTAGAACTTTATGGTTGCAGAGTTGTGGCAAACTTACAGAAGAAAAGTGTTTAATGTTGTAAACTGAAATTTAGAAAGGATGCCAGTCTGGTAAGAGAAAAGAACAGGCAAAGTAAATAATTTTATCCAAAACTTAAAAGAAAAAGGCACTACCGAGATAACACTTGATATAACAACAACAGGCAAAGGAATTGTCTATACATTAATTTGGTAGATATCCTGAAATCAAAAGAGAATTTGATGTAAAGATAAATTAGGATTTATGGAGGTAGATATATGATTACGCAGATAGGATTTTTAAGAAAAGGAGATGTGTTCAGATTTGAGGGTGATATTTACAAAGTAGGACATTTGTTGGAGAGTACAAATGGGTATGTTTCCTGTATTGATGTTAATACAGGAAAGAAAAAAAGATTGCATATTGATGTTGATGTAGAAATTGAACAGGCAAACTGAAATTTGTTGAAAGGAGTAAAACAGAGTGAAGTTTTTAAGCAAGAAGAAATGTGATGAAATTCTGAAAAGAATTACTGCAAATGAAATTATTCAGGTAGAGTACGGACTACACGATATAGAAGCAGAAACAAAGGCAACGGAAAATAGAGCAGAAATAGCTTTTATTGTCGGTGGTTTCAAGGGTATGAACAAGGTGCAGAACACGTTGAGAAAAAGGTATAACAATATAAACAACGAGGGAAAAGATTAAAATACATTAACCGAACTTGAAAAAATAGGAGATTAATTAAATGGCAGAACGTAGAATGTTCACAAAAAAAGTCACTGATGATGATAATTTCATGGCTTTATCATCAAGTGCGCAAGCCTTATATTTGCATTTATCTATGTCTGCTGATGATGACGGATTTTGCAATCAGGTATCAGTTTCCATGTTCAAAGCTCACGCAAGTGTGGCTGATTTACAGCAACTATTGGAAAAAAGATACATTTATCAGTTTGATAATGGTGTGATTGTAATTAAGCATTGGCGCATGGCAAACGCTTTGAGAAAAGACCGGTATACACCAACGAATTTTAAGGAAGAATTGGCAAAATTAAAGATAAAATCCAATGGTGCATACACATTTTCTGATGATGGTTGCCATGTGGTTGCCAATAGGTTGCCGGATGGTTGCCATGTGGTTGCCACTTGTCTGCCACAGGATAGTATAGGTAAGGTAAGTATAGATAAGAATAGTATAGTTAAGGATAGTAAAGATAAGGATATAAAAGAAAAAGATATTGATAAATCAATATCTAAAAAGAAAACTGTTTACTACCCTGATGATGCAATGCTAGAGAGTGCTTTTCAGGAATATCTGACAATGCGAAAAAAAATAAAAAAGCCAATATGTACCGAAATGGCATTACACCGAGCTATGAACACTATCGAGAGGCTTTCAAAGGGTGATAACGATTTGGCTGTTAAAATCCTTAATCAGTCAGTAGACCATTGTTGGCAAGGACTGTTTGCACTAAAGGACAATGAGCCACATTCAGCTAACAAAGGTGCTATTGATTGGGATAATGTGTGAGGTAGAGAAATGACAAGAGACGAGACAGTTAAGATTATCCGCATAATGTGTGATTGCTACCCCAATTACAAGCCAAGCAATTTATCAGAGACAGTAGATGTGTGGAATATGATGTTGGAAAATTGCGCTTATGAACAAGTATCAGTCGCACTTAAAGCATATGTTTTTTCCGATACAAGCGGATTTGCACCGAGCATCGGACAGCTAATTAACAAACTGCATGAGGTTCAATCCCCACAGGAGCTTAACGAAATGGAAGCATGGTTCCTTGTTAGTAGGGCACTGCGAAATGGCTATTATGGTGCAGTTGAAGAATTTAACAAGCTACCACCACTTGTACAAAAGGCTGTCGGGAGTCCTGATAATCTTAGGAACTGGGCACTGACGGACAGCAAGAGTATTGAAAACGTAGTACAGTCAAACTTTATGAGAACCTACAGGACAGTTGTTAATCGAGCGAAGGAGTATCAAAAAATGCCAAAGGACATAAAGGCATTGATTGAAAGTGCCAATAGAAGCTCGTATTCGGCTCAAATCGGCTCTAAAAATCAACAGACGATAAAATTATCGCTCGAAGATAATAAAAGCCAAAATAAGCCAATTAAAGGTATTCCAATGCCAAAAGAAATTAAAGAACGTATCGAGCAGATGAAGAGATAGGAGGTAAAGAGGTTTGTGCGCACAATTAAAGCCGGCTTTACTCCTAGCGAAAAATGATAAAAGACAAGTATTCAAGGCAAAGGTATGAAGTACGAAAAGCCAGTAACCTTTGCGTACTTTGTGGAAAACCACTTGATAGAGAAGGCGTGGTTTGCACGGCATGTAACACCAAACGTACAGCATATGGCCGAGAGCTTTACAAGAAATTACAGGCAGTTGGGGTTTGCCCTAGGTGTGGCAAGAACTTGCTATATGGTGATGAAAAAAGCTGTATCGAGTGTAGGGCAAAATCAGCCGAAGCCATGTCGAAGATACGCACTGCTGATGTAAAAAAATACAATGAGCGACAAAAAGCATGGCGAAAAGCACGATACGAAAAAGACAAGAAAAATGGCATATGCACACGCTGTCGTAAGAGGAAAGCAGACCCAGGGCATACCACTTGCACATTTTGCCGGGAAACAATGAGAAGAGCACACGTTAAAATGCCTGAAAGAACCGGCAGATATGAACAGGGACTATGTTTTTTCTGCGATAATCCGGTAAAGCCCGGATATAAGGTTTGCGAAAAACACTATCAGCAGAACGTTAAGAACGCAACTTGCGAAAAGGCAAACTTGGCACGGCAGAAGATAAAAGAAAGGAGTCCACAATGGATTCCTTGAAAGATTTTTACAAGTTTTACCGACCACTGCAAAGGAGATATGACTTGCAAATGATTTACAAAACAAACAGCAAAGAAGCGAAAATAACTATCCGGTGGCGCGGTAAAGAACTTGTAAAAGTCGCAGAAGAAACTACAGAAACCTGTTTCATTAGGGCGAGACGAGAACTTGAAGAAAGAATGAAGAAATATGAGCAACAAACTGAAACCAAAGAAAAAGCACAAAGAGCCGGATTTTACATGGACAAAATCCGAGAGAGTTACGCTGAAAAGCAGCAATAACCGCAGAAAGCTCGTAAGTCGGTCTTTCACAGACTTTATGGACTTAGGCTACTATGTACTGTATTTGCACCATGGATTTGGTAGTAAGCGCATTGTAAGGCTTGAAAGAACCATAAATGAGTACCTTGATAGGGCACAGGCTGAAAAAGAAATGAAAACTGAAATGCTTGCTGAACTTTTGAAAGTTAGATACGGCATTGATGTACAGAAAGAAATTAATTTAATCCCAATGCAACAGCTGATTAGGATTTATCAGAGGAATAATCCACTGACAATAAACGACACACGACAGCTTTTAAATGACACGGCATACAGCTACATGACTTTAGCGTGTACGGCACTTAAACTGATGTTTAAATTGTCGGTTAGAGAAATTAAAGAGTTTATCGCAGAATTTAGGGATTTAATCGACACGTTGTATAAATTTAATCAATTCGGTCTGACATTGCCAAAGGTGGCGCAATGCCTTGCTGATGAAGTTAATTATATCGATGAAAGGTACATAAAGGTGATTGATTAATGACTTACGCATGGGATAATGACAGTACTCAAAATGCTCACATAAAGCAGATGAGAGACGATAGACAAAAAGCCTACATGGAAACGCATAGAGACAATAAGGCATATGAGAGATTTAAGCATATGCCGGATTATGGGAAAGGAGCAAAAAACGTATGAGTTATAGCAGTTTGATTGGAATTAAGGGAGATTACACGGGAGAGGCTATTTGCGATTTTAAAAATTCATGGCTTTTCTCACCTATAGTTATGGGAATTCTTCCGGATAAATATATCCCCGAGTTTATTACAACACCTTTCGGCTTTAAGAAAAGCATTATATCAGACATAACAGGAGAGGTACATAAGCGAACAAATCACGAGGTAAATATCTGCAAGAATACGGCAGATAGAATTTGTTGGGAACTTGCAAATCAACAGATATTCTTCACGAAAGACAGGCAACTTGTTTCTGATAGTATTAGAAAATTTGTTAAACAGAATACAGATTACGATAAATCGAGCGAAGATGGACTGTCTCCTCTTGAAAGAGAACATATCATCGAAAGATTTAATGAGATTGCAGACAGCATTTTAGAACTTGACGAAAGCGAGTATCCATTCTTTGTATTTAAAAATACGAGTTGCGATGATGGAGTGGAAAGATGGTTTGAGAAATATGACGATAAACGTGGCGAATATGTAGAGTGTTCTATGAAAGACAATATAGACAATTTCTATGCAGAATTTGTAATTATCGAAAATGGAGAAATTGTAAAATTTATTTCAAGCAAAGAATTTGAATATTGAATTGGGAAAGGAGTATCAAACAATGACAAATAGAGAGAAATTTGCAGAACAGATTTTGGATATTGCTTGTAATGGTGGTTCAATAGCAGTTAATAAAGTGACATCAGAGCCAATGCGATGTCAAGGAACAGCGTGTAAAGAGTGTTTATTCAATTTTAATGGTGATGAATTTTGCATAGACAAAAGAAAAAAATGGGCGAATAGCCAATATGTTGAATCATTTGTTGACTGGTCAAAAGTTGCAGTTGATACACCGATACTGGTAACGTATAGTGGTATTCACTCGTGGGTTAAAAGGCATTTTGCGAAATATGAGAATGGAAGAGTTTACGCTTGGAATCATGGAACAACATCATGGAGTGGTCAGATGTGTACAGTATGCGAACTAGCTAAGCTTCCGGACAAGGAGCAGTAATGGAGAGATTAACGATTGATGAGATAATCGAGCATTGCGACAGAAAAACAGAGATGTACGAAAAAACTTGTGATGTTAAGTATCTCGAAACAACAGTTATGAATAATCCAATAAAGGAGTATTGGGAGCATAAACAAGTTGCTGAATGTTTAAGAAAGCTCAAAGATTATGAGGACTTAGAGGAACAGAGCAGACTTGTTAAACTACCTTGTAAAGATGTGTATTTCATTGTTGATATAAACAATCCTAAGTATGCAATGGTTATGAAAAGACCTATAAGGGAGCTTGCGATATACGGGATTGAGGATATTGACAAGGAAGGCTGCAAATATTTTTCCACAAAAGAAAAAGCCGAAGCAAAACTGAAAGAATTGAGAGGTGGAGAAGATGGATAAATTTCTTAAAAGCGTAAGCGAGCGTGACTTTGATAGAAGAATATCGGAAGTTGTTGAAATGCTTGAGGAAAAACAACTCTACGGAACTATCAGTTTGATAAAAGATTTGAAATATTATCTTGACTTAGCTGCAAAAGAAAAGACACACACTTGTAACTGCCAGCACAACAGCAATCCAAGAGATAATGAGCCTTGTTGCAAATGTGATAGCAGACAGACCAATGCCGACAGAATAAGGAATATGTCGGATGAAGAGTTAGCAGAATTTCTAACGACTGTAACGAGTGATGCTATATGTGGAAGCTCATGGGATTATGATGGGTGGATTAAAGAGCTTCAATCAGAAGCAGAATAGGAGAAAATATGAGAATATTTAAAAACGTAGACGAAAAATTAAAAGAGATTGGATTCAACAAAATCTGTGAAGATAAGCATGGCGCTCAATATGAACGCTACAATACAAAGTACAATTATTGGCAGCGCGTTGACATTTGGCATAAAGCTTCAGGCCGTCATATTTTACAGTCGTATGACAGAGACTTGATGGACGAAAAGAAGATTGGAAATACTAATGTTGGCCTTACAGGATATGAAATGAAGCTTTTTCTTAAAAAAATGAAAAAGCTAGGACTTTACAGCAAAACTACGGGAATCGAGGGAAAGTATGACAGAAAAGAATAATAAAGAACCAAGCCCATGTAGCGGTTGCAAATACGAGAAAAGTACAAACATAAAGGAACTTTTAGCTTTTTGCACACATTGTAAAAGAGCTTATTCCCACGAAGAGGATAGGGAAATTTGCGAGGATAGGTACGAGGAGAATATAACATGACAGAGAGCGAAGCAATAAGAGAAAAAAGAAAATTCGCAATCGAACTAAAGCAATTAGTTCATCAAAAATGTGTTGAAATCAACCACTATGTCAGCGGTTGTGACAGTCCGTTTAGCTATTTGCAGATTGCAGATGTGCAAGAAAGTTTGAGGGAGATTGAAAACACTTTGAATATTAAGGCTAAGGAGTGATGAAGAATGATATTTGAAGTTGGCAAACATTATGAACATAGCGCAGGAAAGAAAATGCACATATTAGGAAGAGTAAATTCTGATATGTATTATTCGCCCTGTTTAGTCGCAGAAGATTTAGAAGGTAATTTTATCCCAGTTGGAATTGGCGAAGAATATGCAGTTAATTGGACTGAAATTGATGAAACTGAATGGCTCAATGAATTAAAAATGCGTGACAATTCATGAAAATAAAGGTGGGTGATACAGAATGACCAACATAACAACAGTAGTATACACTGCCCTCATAGTATTCGGCATAATCGGGCTGACAGAGGTAGCGTTTGCATGGTACGACATCTACGGACGAGATAAGACCAATGATGAGATACAAGAGCAGTGGTGCAGTGAAAATATTAAACATTAATTAATCTATCAGAAAGGAATAGGTTGTCGCGACATAAAACCGAGGTTTCCTTTTGGTAAGAGAAAATGAATTTTGACAATTACTCTTGTGATAATCAAATGAGCATATTTGACTTCACAAGAGAACCAATTAGCATAACAAAGCCTATCCGCTTGATAGAATTATTTGCCGGCCACGGCAGTCAGGCAATGGCACTAAAGAGAATAGGCGCTAAATTTGAGCATTACAGAGTTGTGGAGTTTGATAAGTATGCCATAGCAAGCTATAACGCAGTGCATGGCACAGATTTTCCTACAATGGATATAACTAAGGTTCATGCAGAAGATTTGAATATCTGCGACACAAATGCATTCACTTACTTACTTACTTACTCATTCCCTTGTACGGATTTATCAGTTGCCGGAAAACAAGCCGGAATGTCTAAGGGCAGCGGTACAAGAAGCGGTCTGTTGTGGGAAGTTGAGAGAATACTAACAGAAATCAGAGATAGCAACGGAGAATTGCCACAGATTTTATTCATGGAGAACGTGCCACAAGTACATAGTCAGGATAATATGCCCGACTTTAGAAAGTGGCTAGATTTCCTTGAAAGCCTTGGCTACACAAATTACTATCAAGACTTGAATGCTAAAAATTATGGTGTAGCACAAAATCGTGAAAGATGCTTTATGTTTTCATTCCTAGGTGAGTACAATTATCATTTTCCACAGCCTATACCACTCAAAAAGAAGCTGAAAGACTATCTTGAGGATAATGTAGATGAAAAGTATTACATCAACAATGAAAAGGCTGACAAGCTGATAAAACAGCTTATTGACAACGGCACATTACCACAACACAATCTTGACAGACAGACAGACAGACAGACAGACAGACAGACAGACAGACAGACAGACAGGCAGACTTGTGTTGACGGAACAATCAATAAGCCACAGCAGAGAGAAGTTGCAAACTGTATCAAGGCAAGATATGACTGTGGAATATCAAACTTGCGGTCAGAGGGAAACTTGGCTGTTAAAGGATATGGGAGAGACAGCAGAAAAACAGATTGATGTAGCCGCAACTCTTAGGGCAAGAGATTATAAAGGCCTTGATAATTATGGAAGTAATGGAGTAATTGAATGGAAAAACTAACAGATGCTATCGGAATAGTGCTTTTTGAAAGCAAAAAATTCGGTGGCGAAAAGGTACTTAGGGGGGGGGATTTGCCCTACCCTAAGAGCCAATAAAACAAGTAGCGGAGTGATTGAAGTAATGGTAGATGTAAATGTAATAGGCTCTCTTGAATCAAAATTTGAGAGTACCAACAGAATTTATGATGTGGGGGGG